ACGACCGCCTGTTCCAATTCCTCGTATCTCATTTCCCGCAACCGCTCCGCAGCCTCGCGAATGGCGGCGTTTGCCACTCCATCCGGGCTTTCAATATCGCGGGCCAGAATGTCCAACGCCTGCGCCAGAGTTTCCGTATTCGTTCTCATTTCACCTCCATATCCAAAGCGTCTCGCAGCCTGTAAATAACCGCCGCCGTCGGCTCGGAGTCCTTCCACGAAGGCAAATCCCAACGCTCGACAACGGCCCTTGCTGCCTCCGCGACTTTTTCCAATCGCGTTAGGCGCTCCTCATCTCCCACCATGATCGATACGCGCGGACCGTGCATCAGCCACTCCATCTCGGCGGGAGGCAAAAACCGCACCGCCCCGTTTGCCACTATTGCCACATCGGAGAGCCCGTCGTCGGGGCGCAGCACGAACCCGCTCACATGAGAACCTCGCGCCATCAGCCCGAGCGCCTTTGCTGCCGTTTGGCGCCGCCCCGTAGACTCAAAATCCAACGCGGCCTCTAACTTTTCATGGTCGTTCGGCAGGCGCGAGGATAGCCCAGACTCCGCAAGCTCAATGTGCCCCAGCACAATTTCCTCCTCGCGATCGATGAGCGGAATCATTTCGCCACCTCCTCTCCGCGCCGTTCCAGCACGCGCTCTCGAAGCTCCACGATCGGCCTCGTATCCTCCAGCCAGCGATCCTGCGCCTGCGGTGGCCATGCGAGAATTCCATCATCCCCGCCCACCTTCGCCGTCCAGCGCTTCCAATCCGTGAGGATCCCTTGGTAGGTGAGAATCCCCGAGTTCTGGCCCGAGAGCATTTCGATCTGCTCCTTGCGAAGCACCTTCCCTGCCTCGATGGAGCGCTTCAATTCAAAGCCGGTAAGCTTGTGCTTGACGGCGGATGCAAGCCACTTCGTCTGCCCTTCTCTGTCCAGCGAGGAAACGACCCAGTAATGCTCCGCGCTCAGCGCCGGATGCCGCAGCGCCCTCGGCACCTCGCCCACCACTTGCGCCCGCCGCACCTGCGAAAGGTCGAATTCCAATTGAGCCAGGTATTGCTCCACTTCCTTCTCCCAGCCTTGGCGCTTGACATAATCCAAGAGGTCCGCCAGCGCCACAGTTCCCGTCGTCTCCCACGCTTTGAAGGCCCGAAGGATTTCCTTCACATTTTCCAGCGTAGTCGTCTCTGGCAAATCCAGCCCTGTAGGCGTCCAGCGCGCCTTCGCGGCGTCCTCGTTTTCGCCGTTGGCCGAAATCGAGAGCGTTAGTTCCCACAGTTCGTAAGCTGCGTCTTGCGCCTTGCTCATTTCGCACCTCCGCCCCTTACTGAAGTCATCAGCAGCACGAACATGACGAATCCCGCCGCAAAGGCGAAAGGCCCCCACACCGGAGCCGCTACCCACCACCAGCTCCACGAAATCCAGTTCGCCAATTTCAGGGCGGCGAAAACCCCTGTTAAGATTGCCAAAAAGGCAAGCGTTTTTCTCATAGATTTGTTTCTTCCTCACCAGCCGCAGCCTCAGCGCAGACTCCGACCTTTTGTTTTCTCCAGTGTTTCTTTTGTTGGGCCTCGCTGTAAGCCCGACATTTTTCTGCGTCCCTCATGTGACTCCCCGCAGGCAGCCCCAGTTGGCGCTGCCAAAATTTTGCTACTTTCGATACTGCCGCGCGGCTTACCCCATTCTCCCGCGCCCAATCCTGCATCGTCCCCAGCCCGTTGGTTAGCGCGAGGTCCGAGGCATAGGCCAATCCCGCCGCCAGCAACTTCGAATTCGCCCCCTTTAAAAACGCCGCCGCGATCGAGACAATCGCCCGCGACTCCCGCGCCGCGCTTTCCCGCTCGATCCTCTCCTGCATGAAAACAAAAATCGCCTCCGCCTGCTTCAGCGACACGCCCGCGCGCTCAGCAAGCAGCGCAGGATCGCTGTCGAGCATTTCTGAAAAATCCGGGATGTAGCTCGCCGCGCTCCGCTCCGCCGCGTCGCCTACAACCCCCAGCACCACCCTCTTGGTTGAATGCGCCTTGTGATCCTCCAATTCAGGGGCGGCAGCCCGCCCCAAAAGGGCGCGCTCCTCGGGCTTCAATGAGGCCTCCCACTCCTCATAAGCCACTAAGTATCCCGTGCGCTGGCGGGCCACATGATCTTCGTAGGTGCTCACGCCCGCACCTCCGATTTTGCTATATTTTTTTTGCTATAAAGCCTACACAAGCCATGAACTGTCACGGCAGAGGTTGCGGGTTCGAGCCCCGTAGGCTCCGCTCCTTTTCGGAGCGGGCGTGTCGCCCGCGGAACCGCATGAATAGTGGCTCTGCGGGGCATTGGTTCGCCGCGATAGGTGCGGCGCGCGTGCGAAAAATGTCCGGTTTCGCACTCCGGGTCTTGTCCATGTCGGTTCATGTCGCCCCAAGTAAAAATTGGATTTGCTATAAAAATTTTGCTATAAAATGACCCATGGCCCGCCCCCCCGAAATGAAGGGAATCTACCGCAACGGGAATTTGTATTGGTTCAGCCAAATGATTTCCGGCAAGAGGAACTGCGTGTCGCTCGAAACGGAGAACCTCTCCGTGGCGATGGAGCGGGCCGCCGAGTTGCGCGACAGCCCCTCTTTCGAAAGCGGCGAGCTGATCGCCCATGTGGCCGCGCGCTATGTGAAGTATTGCGTGGAAACGGGCGACTGGACGCTCAGCACCGAGCGTTCCAAGGGATACTTCCTCACCCGCTGGGCAAGGGAGATGGGGCGCGTTCGCCCGCGCGAGGTTCGCACCGAACACCTTCGCGCCTGGCACGCGAAGCGCCTGCAGGAGGTGAGCGAAAGCACCGCCTATGGAAACTTGATGACAATCCAAGGGTTTTTCGGATGGGCGAAATCCGTGGAGCGGCTGTGCCCCTCGAATCCCGTCCTGCCGCTCACCGCCAAGCGCGCCCCCGGAAGGATTCGCGCCCCCGCTCCGGCGGCGCGGAAGTTTTTCGCGGCCCCTGCCCAGCGCGACCACCTGATCGCCAACGCGCCGAGCCGCGAGATGAAATACATTCTCTACTGCGGCTTCCACGCGGGACTGCGCTTCAATGAAATTGTGGAAAGCCGCGCGGGATGGTTCGACCTCGCGGCGGGGCACCTCCACCTGCGCAAACACGAAGGCATCCAATTCAAGGACCGACAGGAGAGGTCCATCCCCCTGACCGCCGCCTTCCGGGACTTCTTGCGTGACGACCAGAACGGATTCGGAATGCCGCCGCCTGCGGACTATATGCTCGCGCCCCACATCCCCGCCCGCAGGAAAAACATTTACAGATATGACTTCGGCACCTCGTTCAGCAACTACATGGCCGCGCAGGGATGCGCTTGGATCACCCCCCACACCATGCGGCATACCTTTGCCTCGCTGTTGGCGAGTGCCGGTGTCTCTATCTACAAGATCGCGCATTGGATGGGGGACGGGGTGAGGGTGGTTGAACGCCATTATGCCAAGTTGCTGCCTAACGACGGAGAGATCGAGCGGGCCTTTGCTGCGCCGCCCGCCGCAGGGATTCGATGCCCTCCGCGCACAGGCGCTTCCACGCGGCGAGGCAGTCGTCATAGTCAAAAAGGGTAAGCCGGTTGCCCTGCACCTTCGGCGCAAGCCAACCCGCCTTGCGAAGCAGGCCGAGGATCCCGCAACCGCCAACGATTTTTTCGGCTTCCTCGATGGTTGCCGCCCCGCGCCGCTCCGCCATGAGGACCGAGTATCTCATTGCTTGGCCCTCCTTGCGATGTCGCGGCGAATCAAGTCCCGAATGTATTCCGAAATCGTGCGATACCCCCCGCCCTTGACGCGGCGGCGCACGGCTTTTCTAAGCGGCGCCGGGATTCTGACTCCTACAAAGGGGGTGGGTGAATTGCTCATTGCGGCGGGCATGGCAATATGTTTGCGAAGCGATGCAAAAGCGCAAACAAAAAATATGCTGTTTGCATTTGTTTAACATTTTTGGGCGCCGACTACCTCCTGCTCCAGCCGCTCTGGCTCTGGATGTAGAGGCAAGTCAAGACATTTTTAAGAAAAAAATTTTTGAGTATTTTTTCGCCCGCGGTATGTTTGCATTATGAAAACACACCGCGAAAAAACGCGCTTCACGGGATTCCGATTGGACGACCGCTCACTTCGGTTGGCCAAGCTGCGCGCGGCAGCTCAGCACCGGTCATTTTCAAAATATGTCACACACCTCATCGTGACGGATCTGGAGAAGTGGGAGGCGGAAAAAAAGGCCTTGACTCAACGCGAGGACTCCAGGAGTTGATCAGGACTTGCTCTCCGGACAGGCCTCGGGCCTCTTGACAAACTCCCGCAACCCCTCGATGTAGGCGAAGAAGCCCTCCTCGTGCGAGGCGTTGCGCGCGGGTAGGGTCGCGTATTCCATGGCGGCCCGAAGGGCCGCGTAATAGAGACTCCGCTCCCGCAGGACTGGATCACCGTCGCGGGGCGTTAGCGCCTTGCCACAACAGTGGCACACGGAGGCATCATTGAAATTCATCACGCCAGGAGCGTTTCGGAAAACGCCAGCGCCCTGTCCCAGCGGTTCACAAGCCCTTTCCAGAATTTCGCCCTGGCTCCCACGGGAGGAGCCACTCGGATTTCGTAGCTCTCGCGAGCCACGCGCAGGTCGCGCAACAGGGTGGCGGGCGCCTTGAGTGCCTTGGCGAGCGCCGCCCGGGTCTTTGGCCCCCACTTGCCATCATCGGCCACCTTGAGGGCAATCTGAAGGATGCGCAGCGCGCCCTTCGGCCCCCTATTGAAGGCGCAGTCGCGCAGGAATGCCTCGATAGCCGGAAACTCGCACCAGGCCTTGACCACATCGGTGTATTCCCGGAGGTATTCGCGCACGAATCGCTCCGCCCGCGCCTGCCTCCCCGCACGAATTAATTGCGCCAGCTTGGTCGCCGCCACCGGATGGTAGCGATCATTTATCCCCGCCACCTCGAAAGAACCTCCGCCGTCCCCGGCGGGAAGATCGTAAACCGCGAGGCGGCCAAGCTTGTCCCGCCGCGCCTCGACATCCACAATAAATCCGGCCATGGCGAGCCGCTGCTCCTCGGTGCTTTTTCGAAGTTCCCCCATGCTCCGCCTTTCCAGGTCAACCCCTGGAGAGAAAAAATGCCAACCACAGACAGGCGGACGCCAGAATGATCATGGCGGTGAATGCCGCATTCGGATCCATTAAAACTCAGCTCCTCCAGTGACCTCGCCCTTGATTGGATTATAGCGCAGAGACAGAAGCAACCTTGCCCAGAATGGCCGCTCATCGCGCTGCGGGACATAATAAATAACTTCTGGCGTTTGCCGCACCCACCTGTCCTGAACAGGCACATCCCAATCCCAGGACAGGAATGCAACACCGCCGGCCAGGTATGCTCCCGCGACGGCAACCACGACCGGAAGAGACGCGGAAGCGCGCTTCGCTCGGCGGACCTCAGCCTTCGGGTTATAGGGGCCGCCCGGCTTGGTTCGCTTGATGGCCTTGCGGGCCTTAACCCTACCATATATCGCCAACGCAGCCCCGAAGGTATCCATGACAAGCGTAACGATCTGAGTCAGTTCCTCATTGACAATATCTACTTTGGCCAGCCTCAAAACTTGAGCGAGAACCAACACCAAGACCCCGATGATGGTGCGCGACCTCCACCACGGCTTGGACTCTTCATTCATTTGCCTTTGAGGTTTTGCACGGCAATTTCGACGGCCAGGTTCACAACAGAACCTCCGGCGCGAATCCCCTCGGCGCTTGCCAGCGATTGGATTTGCCTTATCGCCGCCTCTCTCTTTTGGGCGCCGCTATGCGGACTGTCCGCCAAGCTCTTCACGACCTCCAAGGCGATAGGCGCAAGCTGGGCCAGAAGCCTGCCCGCGGAGTCCTGGAGTATAGGCAGAACAAATTTTGCGAACTCGCGACTGAACCCCAAAAGCCGCGCCAGGGCAGCGACAAAAAATCGTTTCATCAAAAAAGCGCCAAATGTCAACGCCGCTCCAGCGTGCGGATTCGCTGTTCGTGGTCTGAGAGAATAAAGTCATGACGCTTATCGACTTCGGCGTTTTGTTCCATCCTGATTAAAACGGCCTCGATTTTTTCAATGCGCTGATTAGCAGCAATAAACTCATCTTTCGTGACAAATTTTGTTCCAAGCAATGCAACAGCCAGGAGGGCAAAAGTCGTTACGACTTTTAGCCCTACATCCCAATATCTTAGAGCCTCGTGGCTGCTCATACATTTGATTCGGCGTAAAGAGCCAGCAGTTCCTCTCGATTGTCCCGCGCCCACGCGCTTTGCTGGTCTGGTTGCGGGTCTGGTCTTGTAAAAAATGACCGCAAAGCCACGGCGGCAGCAGATTCATTTTGTTCCCACCGCTCGTAGTTAGATGCAAGCCAGCCGAATGCGTTTGATAATTCTGTGTCCATGTTATCCTTTCGCTATGTGGAGCAGCATCGAGAGTATTTTGGTCTGCCCGGTCCCCCTTTGAGCTTTCACGCCAATGCTTATGTGCGATCCAGTTGTAGTGAAAAAAATGTCCGAAGTAGTGACCAACCCAGCATTATTCCCGCTGACTCCGGGGCCGACGATTCCGGGCAAAGGAGTGTGTGTAGATGTGAGGCTGCTACTGTCTGCTGGATAATCGCTCGTGTTATTTCCGTTGTTTGCAGCGATGTAGAACTTGTAGTTTGTCGGCCCTCCGTATTCTTGCGAGACGGACAGACTCAACCTTATCGGAATGCTAAATCCGCTGTCCGTAAGTAGGCTGGTTGGAATGGAAACAGAGGCAACATCAGCATACCCCGTGCCCGTAGCATTCAAGAAATACGGCATATTCGGGGTAATTGGAATAGTCCATTTGCTCGGGAGTGTTGGCTTGTTCCTGATGAAGTCGAGCGAGTTATTGTTCGCTTGACTCCAGTCGCTTTGAATCTGAGCGGCGGGAATTGTCGGCTTGTTGGCAATTGAGGCCAGCCCTGTCGTCGCATCCCAGTCTGTCTGCACTTGTGCGGCAGGAATTGTCGGCTTGTTGGCAATCGAGGCCAGCCCTGTGGTCGCATTCCAGTCTGTCTGCACTTGCGCGGCAGGAATTGTCGGCTTGTTGGCAATCGAGGCCAGCCCTGTGGTCGCATTCCAGTCTGTCTGCACTTGCGTTCCCGCCGCGACTGTTGCCCAAGTCCCGTCGCCTTTAAGGTATTTGTTTTGGTCGCCTACTATGGGCGTGGGGACGAGTCCCGCGACCCCAGCCGCAGATGATGTCGCGCCTGTGAAATCTGCGAGATCGGCTTTCCGAAGAGCGTCGTTGGCATCAACGGGCGCGCCGAGATTTTTTATGACGCGGCCCACGACATCCAATTGGCTGTCTTGAGACCAATCCAAAACCGGAACCTCTCCCCCATTAAGAGGCGACAATACTGGATTTGGCGCCTGGCCAATCAAGGTTCCGCCGCCTTGCCAGTTGCTTTCGGGAGGAGAGATCAAATTATCCGAGTAAGCAAAATAAACATTTTCCCAAGAAGCCCCGTCGCCTTGGAGGATTCTCTGCAAGCTCCATCCGCCAGGCAACAGCTTCGCAATCCGATAAACATAGCCACCCTCGCCTTGGTAATACCAAGCCGAGGTGTTGTTTACAAATTCGCCCAATGAATAAACGCCGTTAACTCCAGAAGTCCCCGCGCCAGAAATCTCGAAACCGCCCTCACTGAAAGAACTCAACCGGCGAGAATCAAAATCAAGCGCGCCGTAAGCAACGGCTGAAGCGAAGTTCCTTTTTACCAATCCGGAAGACGAAACCTCGACGCCTTCAGCGCCATCCGCTGCTCGAATTTGGAAGGAATCGCCTTGAATGCCGTAGGCTCGCGATATAAAAATCAAAGCGGCCTGCCCATTGGCACTCAGCCATCCATCAATTAAAGACGAGGGATCCTGCGCATCTCCATAATTCCAATACAAAGAAATGATTTCGGTCCCCTCTTCGCTCGATGAGGACTCAAAGATTTCCCAACGGTTCTCGACACTTGAAAAATTTAATCCTACGCCAGCATTTTGTGAGTGGAAATATGAAGGACGATCATTTTCGTAGCCTGAAAAATAATATCTTCCATCGGCTTTCGGATCTGGACTCGAAACGGATATCTCAGGCGAAAGAGGAGCCCTCCCATCAAGCCCTCTTGGCATCTGATCCGGCGAGAGCATGCCACCCGAATCCAATGTTGCAATACCATTGGGAGCACCCTTTTCCCCTACAGCAAGAAACGGATTCAAATCAATTTTACGAACAGCATCGTCGTCGTCTATGGGCTCGCCGAGATTTTTAATGACTCCTCCCCACATGGGGAGATTGCCATCTTCATCAATTGAAGCGGCCCCGATGGACTCGGGGGTGAGGACAACCTCGCCTGCTTGCCCGTTTACGGAAGTGACTCCCGAAACTGCCCCCCAAGTCCCGTCGGCGTATCCGTTAGGAGTGAAACTCAAAGAAATGAGATCAACATCGAATTGAACATAACCAGCAACGGAACTCTGCTTTAATAGGTTGGTAAAAACTCCTGTATAGGCGTTTGTGATGTCTGTTGTGTGAGTAGCGACAGTATTATTATTTATTTTTGCCGTGACGCTTAACCCATCAGATGCTAATATGAATTCAAAGAGGCTCCATTGATTTTGCTCAATGGAGATTCCTGTATTTGTAAGTGTTTCTACGCCTGCGTTCCGTGTTACAAAACTCACCGAATTGCTACTAATCGTTTGAAAATAAATTCCGTTGTTCGGTTGTCCGTTAAAAACATCCCCAATGCCAGTTCGGAAAAAACCTTGAATTGTTGAATTAAACATTGCGGCGGAGGCCAGCATGACCCGCGACACAAATCTCAATTCACCAGTTCCTTTAGGATTGAATGAGATTGTGTTGCCCGTTTGGTTAATTCGAGCACCTGTGTTTACGTTGGTGTTATTTGCAGTCTCAATTCTAAAAATTCCAAAACCACCATATCCTGCTGGATTTATGTAATTTGCCGCACCCCCTCCCATTGCGGCAGCAGTTAATTGCAAAGGTGAGGATGATCCGTTGAAGTGATCCATTGCGGAAAACTGGTAAGGCAAAAGTCCTATACCTGTTATACCAAGATTCGCTCTCGCTGCCTCAATCGTAGTCGCGCCAGTGCCGCCCTTGGAAATCGGGAGAGTCGTGATGGCGGGTTCAGCGCCGACATCTGCCGCGTCGAGCGTAACTGCGCCTGTTTCTCCGTTGACGGAGGTGACAGCACCGCCGCCTCCTCCCGAAACCGTTGCCCAAGTCCCGTCAGCTTTTAGGTATTTGTCTTGGTCGCCTGCTATTGGTGCGGGGACGAGTCCTGCGGTTCCCGCCGCAGACTGGGTCGCGCCAGCAAAAACAGCGTCTGCGGCGGCCCCAAGGATGGCCCTGGCCTGCCCCGCCGAGTTCGCGCCGGTTCCGCCGCCCTCGACGGTGCGGACGCCAGCGGATTCGATTGTCTTCAAAGAGACCCCGTCATGGTATTTCGTAATCATTGCTTAAAACCTTACTTGAATATGTTCCGAGTCTTTGCGGTAATTCAAAATCCCAGACCCCTGCGGGAGTGAAATGTGCGCAGCAATAAGGGCATGAGAGTCGTCTAACTTATGGCTATTGAAAATCTGCCAACAGGCTTCCGAATCTTCGACCGGCGCCGCCGACCACGCCCTTTGACGCGCCTCTTCAATAACGCGCGCGGTGTCTGCCGATGGTTCCGAGGAGAATGCTTGCTGCTCTTCGGCGGAAAGCTCGATCTCTTGTATAGCTTGCCACTCATTGTTTTGCAGGGTGTAGTCTCTTGTCATGCCGAATCCTTTCCATTAATGATCTCGCCGCGCGCATTAGAGCAGTTCAGCAAAAGGGCGTGCCCGAATGTATTGGCCGAAGTGGCGGATGTTCCCCCCGCATAATTAAGCCCCCTTGCAGCCGCCTTACCGGGGGCGCAAAACCCAAGCTCGCGGGAGATGAGTGTATAGTCTGCCGTAATATCGACAATCGGCCCGGACGAAGACAGGCTGACTTGGAATGTGTCAGGGGTGGCATTTCTTATGCAATAATTGATGTTGTAATCCAAGCCGCTCCCGCCATACAGCCTTCGAAAGCGATGAAATTGCCCCTGCACAAGCCCGTGATTGAGCATTGTTATTGTATCTGTATCCGCCGAAGCCGTCCCCAATCGCTCGAATGTCTCTCCGAACGACGGGCCACTGGCTCCATCCGGATCGAAGCAGTTCACCGCCACCCCATGAAACCCAGCCAACGACTGACTGCCAAAGCTATTGCCCTTAGCTACACAATTTAGGAAAAAGCCGTTGTTGATAATCGTATTATTATAGATTCCAAAGCTACCCCAGCCTGCAGTGCAGCGAAGATATGTCCCAACAGCCACCCCGCCAAATCCAAAACTGTTGCTGCCCCCAGTGCAGTCTGTGTATTTTCCGTATCCGATTCCGTAGGCGTTGAAGGACGCATCGCCTCCCACGCAATTGATATAAGTTCCGGCGGTATTTCCAGCAAAGGCAAACGATTCAGCGCCGCCCTTGCAACCAATAATCGTTCCCGTGTGGAACTGATACTGGCCAGTTATAAAACAACTATCCCCACCCGCACAATTTTCAACAACCTGCTTCGGCCTGCCGGAAGACAGAAATATTCGCTGATTGGGAGTCGAAATGCCGACCACCCGAACATCGTCTGCGGTTATACGAACGACCCCATCGTATCCACTGACAGCCGCCCCCGTGTAGTTGAAGATGACGGCAGGGTTGTGCGGCGAAGACCCCAGCCCGATCACATCCACAAATTCGCCATCAATAACCCACTTGGCGGACGCCGAGTAAGTTCCGGGGATAATAATAAGGCTCGCGCGGTTGGTTGCGGACTTCGCAGCCCCGTTCGGAGTCAGCGCCTTAGCCTCGGTGTATTTCGCCGCAAGATCGTCCCCTGGCTTTGCGATGATATAGCTGGAAGCGGAAAGGCCGAGTGCGCCGACATCCGCAGCCGTCAGAGCAACCGCGCCTGTTTCGCCGTTTACGGAAGTGACTCCAGAGACAACAGTCCCCCAAGTTCCGTCACCCTTAAGGTATTTGTCTTGGTCGCCCCAGCTGGGCCGGGGGACAAACCCGCTCTTGCCGACAGCGGTAGAAGTAGCCCCTGTAAAACTTCTGTGGGTGTGCGTTAAAAAAACTTTTGGCGAAGGCGATACACCGTTTCCTACAACAGTTCCATTATCAAGCGCAAAATCAACCCCATCAATAGATGTATCGTTCCCAGGGAAAATTGTTTGCGAAACATAAGCTACAGTCAAATCCGGCCTTCTAATTCTCCACCAACTACGGGAAGGATTCCCGCCAGATGCAGTATCTATTCTCCACCCACTCCCATCGGACTTGAGATAACGGTATTGCGAAAAAGTAGCCGTAGCGGCGTGATCACTTTTGTATAAACCATTTGCAGCGCTGTCCCCTGCTCCCTCTACAGTGTAGTGGTCCGGAAGGGCTTTAACATCTGCCGCGTCAAGCGTGACCGTGCCCGTTTCGCCGTTTACAGAAGTGACTGGCGAAGTGGGGTAGGAGAGCGCCGTCCAAGATGAGGCTTCGCTTGGCGTATCGCCCGTGATGACATAGACCTTGCCGTCATCTGTTCGCGTTACCCAATCGCCTTTCTGGCCCGTCAAGGCAAGCATTTCGGTCTGATTAGCGGCACTGCCAAGGTAGTCGGAAATCGCTAGATCGGGGAGTTGCGAGGAAGTCAGTTTTCCGCCGGTCAGCGTGGCGTAGGAGCCTGCGGGCTGTTTGCCGTCGAGGGCGGTTTGAAGACCGCTCACATCGGAGATGGGGGTCTGCTTGGACACAAGATTTTCGTTGGCAACTCCATCTTTATACCAGTATTCCGAAATCACGCCGTTGATGTTCAGTCCTACGACCAGCCCTCGGAAGCGGCGAGCAGAAGGAACGGCGTTGTTTGCGGCAAGAATCGCCGCCGCCTCGTCCGCTTCAGTGTAAGGGCCGTAGCGATCATCCAGCGGCTTGTTTGCCTGAACTCCAAGATTGTCGTTGATTGAAATAGCCATACTTAGTTTTCTCTAATCTGCATCACTCCCGATGTAGTCGTGGCGAAATTGCTGATATAAATCTGGTATTGCACCCCGGTCCAACGGCGGGTTGTTTCTGGGCTAACTAAAGGTGCATCTACGGCCTGTGTAGCGCCTGCGGGCGCGAACAGCCCCGTCGATTCGATATTGCCTTGGTTGGTTTCATTCACATACCACTTGGTTTTAGCGGGAGTGGAAGAACTCGGGCCACTGAACTGCGGAAGTGCGAACCAGATAAATTCGTTGGTAGCCGCAAATGTGATCCCTAGCGTTCCGTTGGCGGTTGCTAAATTTCTGTTTGTCGCCCCGCTCGCGATAGCGGTAGCAATACTGGCTTTAGTCGGCAGCGACGAAGACTTGCCCCAGAACCAAGGGTAAATCGCGTTAGCGTTCACTGTCGCCGAACTAAAAGGTGAAGAAGCGGCTTGGGGGGCGTTGGCAGAACGGACTGATGGAGTTCGAGTATCATTGAGCCCTTTATTATCTTTTTTCGCCAAACCCGCTAAGTATCCTTGAAAAGAATTGCCCACCCAAGAGGTGGTTCCAAGAGCCAGCGTAAAGTTTTCACTCAAAGTTCTGGCATAGGACCTGTTTGGGCTGTTGGGGTTGGGGTAGAACTGATCGGGGACATCCGTAGCCGATCCTTCGGTGGCTGGTCCAGTATCCCCGAGAATTCCAGATACCCCGCTTCGGGATACAGAATAGGCCCCACTAAACGCGCCAGCGTCGTTTTTAATGAAAGTCGCGGTGACAACCCCGCTATAATTCTGCCCAACCTCGAAAATACTGGGCAACGCTGGGTTGAACGAAAGCGCCGCCGTGGGAACCGTGTATGTAGGTAGAACAGTTGGGAAAAGAATGTCCCCCAAGATTTGGTTGACCGATTTTGTCTCCCAAGTGGATGCTGTTTGAGCGGGAGCACCCCCAACCGCTTGACTCATGGTAGAGTCGGGGAGATCAGTGGAAAACAACGCGCCGCCCCCAAGCCCGCTGGGCAACTGTTCGGCGGGGACTTTACCGCCAACCAAACTAGCCGCCCCAATGTCTGCGGGCGTCAGGGCATCCCGACCTCCGGTTTTGTGCGTATTCCTGTGGGGTAGTGTTGAGAAGAGTCCCATAGTTAGGCGTGCGCGAGGTAGTATTTTTGGTTCTCTGCTGTCCGCAGGATGGAAACGGCGTTGGAGGGCACGATCCCACTTTCAAAAACAAGCCCGCCGCCGCCGTCTACGCGCAGGGACGAAGTGGTGGCAGGACCGCTGAAGGAAAGGTGGATCGGCTGTTCGGACAAGTTTTGGAACAGCAGATAGCTTCTACCCGCGTTGGCGGGCAAAATGTCCGTAGGATCCTCGGGAGCCGTTCCCGGGATTTCGGCAAACGCAAGTGTTCTTACACCATTGACAGGCACCCTGGCCGCGACCTGCCCCTGCCCAGGCGCATTAAGCCATTCGGCGGGATTGGCCCCGGCGATTTTGTCCAGGTCGGTCAGCGTGAGGGATTCTTCCCGACTCAGCCCATCGTCGTAGTAAATCGTCAGCGAGTCGGTGTCCGCAAATGCGGTCGTATCATATTGCAGCGTGATGACCGTATTGCCCGAAACAGACTCAACATTCACCGCCCCACGCCCGGCCTCTGCAAAATTGAAAATAACTTGATTGCGAGTCGCATTTACAATCAGCAAGACGCGCTGCAAGGGGACCAAAATGCCGGTCAGAGTGACCTTCTTGTCACTGGCGTCGAAAGTGTAGTTGTTGGCGATTTGCTTCATAACAAAAATCCCGAGCCGTCAACTCCCCAGCGCCAGCGTCATGGCAATCGATCGCGGGGTCGCCTGAGAGTCGATTGCCTGCCTTGTGCGAAGCGGCGTCATCCACTTTTCGTTGGAGATTCCCGCCTCGGCTTCAGCCTGAGTCGCCTTCAGGTCGATGGCGGCGGCGGGCGTTCCATCGGTATCGCGAATATAGTCATTCGCGACGATAACAGGGACGGGAACGGATGTCTGGCGGACGCCGGTAAGCCCGCCCTGGCTGTAAACCCATTCGATTTCGAGGGCGAGGGAGATGGAGGCGGGCTCTTGCGAAAAGAGAGTGGCAACCTCTTGGGTATTGAGATCGACCAGGAAGGTGTAAGTGGTGTTGCGCCCGGTTCCAGAGATGACCCAGGCCGGGGAGACGACACGGGCCGCGCCGGCGTAGTCTCCGGGAAGCTTGAGGGCGAGGCGGCCGGTGGCCCCGGCGGGAAGGGTGGCGTAACCAGCACCTTCGATAAAGCGGACCTCGACGGGAAATTTATCGCGCCGGGTGAAGGAGAGGCTGGCGATGGCCTCGTTGGCCCAGGAGACAACCTGCCTGGTATCTTTTTGAATCGCGATCCGCATCGCCTCCAAGGGCAGGCGTCAACTTTTCCTTTTCAGGGAGCGGGAGGAGGCACCTCGATCGGCTCGGGAGGCTCCTCCGCATCCTCGAGGCGCACATAATCGTTCTCGATGGTGAAAGGGACGGCCCGACTGGCGCGGCGGGTTCCGCGGTATCCCCACTGAATCTCCATAGCGAGGGCGATGGAGGGAAGTTCGCCCTGAAGGGAAAGGAATTGATCCACGACCTGGCGGGTGAAGAGATCGAGCTGGAAGGCGTAATAAGACCCGGTGCCGTAACCGAGCTTGCGCCACCCCGGGGACCAGGCCACGGGATACCCGGAGAAGTCGGAGATTTTTTTAAGCACAATTTTGCCAGTAGCCCCATATGGAAGCTCCTGCACAACGCCACCTCTCTGAAAACGGACATGAACGGGAAAGCGATCGGAGCGGCGAGCGGTGATCGCGGAAAGAGCGGCGTTCTGGTAGTCGGAAACAACCAGAGTGTCGAGATCCACGAAGAGGCGCATACCCACGAGCGGGAGGCGTCAACCCTTCAGCGGCAGCCGCAGGAGCGGGCGGCAGGGGCGTTTTGCTGCATGGGGATGCCGTGCCATTTGCCCGCGGGGCAGCAGGCGGTCGCAAGGGCGGCTTTGGCGGGCATATAACAACCGCAGAGCTTGCAGTGATCCGCCTCAAATTGCTCGCAGGCGCGGCAGATGGCGAGGCGGGATTCCCTTTCCGCAAGCGGGAAGCCATGGGCGGCCCAAGTGCCGACTTCCTGGCTGGCGGAGTAGGCTTTGGCGAGGAGACTTCTCATACAATCTGGTAGGCAGCGCTGTCATCGAAGTAGATGCCAGGGAAGCCGGGAGCGCCCCCGGCAGCGACGATATCAACATCGGTGCCCCAGGAGTTTTGGATAACGAAGGGGTTTCCATCAATGGAGCGGCTATCAAAGGGAAACGGCGAGAGGTCGCTGCTAGTGGAGACGATGGAGAGAGGGTAGCTGGCGAGGATGGCCCCGGCGCGACGAACTTCGAGGATGGATCCGGCGGAGACGGAGGCGCTGCCTCGGGAGGCGTAGTTGATGAGAGCGATGCGGAAAGATTTCCCCGCGGGGAGGGTAGCGATCTTGAAGCCCACAGGGACATAGTTCACGGCGGCTACGGCATTTGGAATTACTTCGGTCCAGAGATTGCAGGTATCGACCTCCACGAAGCAGACCTGGCGGCGAGAGGGGTCGGGCGGGAGCGGGGTGGTGACTTCGGCGATGGTGGTGAAGTCGGAAAAGGTGGTGCCCTGAGCGGCGCGGACACGGTAGGAGTATTTCTTGCCGTAGCCGAAGGCGATGGTATTGGGAGGCGCCTCGTCTTTGTAGATGCTGGTGTTGGCAGGCGTGGTGGCGAGGGTTTGCCATTGCCCCCCCTCGACAAGACGCTGGACTTGATAACCGGTTTCGTTCGTGGAGAGATCGTTCCAGATGAGGACGATCTTCTGCTGGGTCATGTATGTGGCGGTAAGCCCCGTGGGCGAGACCGGGGCCGGGCCGGTGCCGGGGTTGAGGCCTGCAAGATAGGCATCGATAATCCCGTTCGGGATCGAGAGGCGGTTGAAACGCTCGCCACCGCTCGCTCCATTGTTCAAATCCGCAACGCCAATCTGGGATTTCCCAAGGCCTACTTTAAATTGCGCCCCGTCGCATTGATGACCCCCGTAGCAAGGCGACTGCAGCCCCCCTCCCGATCTAGCATAATCCACATGGACATACGAACCATAATCCAGCAGGCCCGCATTGAACGCCACATAGGTGCGCGGCCTGCCGCTCGGGCAGCCTGAATAGAGAAGCGTTCCTCCGGAATTATAGAGCCGCACAAACCCGACGCCCGGATGGCAGGAAGACAGCGCGCACTCGAACCACAGTCCCTGATCCACCGTGGGCGGCACCGGCGTCACCGTGCCGCCACCGGGGTCCTGCGTAGGAATCTGCGGGCAATTCGTCTCAAGTCTCTGGATGTGACAACAGGCACTCATCGCTCAGCGACTACGATTAGAGAGGTCTGCGTCTCCTGCATCCCCCCTGGGTTTTTAATGGCGAAAACCACATGCTCCTCCTCGCCACAGTCAATTAAAGTGCGCACAAAGGTCTGCGCCCCGTCACCGTTCACGAGCTGCGTCAGCCCCCGCCCGCTTCGGGCCTCCTGAGCCTCGAAGGTATGCGGCACCTTGTAGGTGGCATAGTGGAGAGTCGGCCCCCCGAGGCGGAGGATGGTATTGAACATGTTTGTGTAGAATAAGACCCGCAACCTAAAAGCCGCCCCCGGAAGCAAGAAGGCTTCGGTGATCCACTCGCCCGGGCGGGCATCGGTAGTGTTAATGCGTGCATGGAGGATCGTCTGCCGAATCTGCCCGTCGATATATTCGCCGCCGTAGGCCGCGGCGAAATTCGCACTATCGTATCGCAAAATCGAGGCTGTCACGCCTTCGGTGAGCAGGACTTTTTCTTGGGACCGATCGTATTGAGCGGCAGGCAACCCATCCAGCACCCAATCCATATCCACGATATCCTCGCCGCGAACAAATTGTCCATTGAAGGCAGCTGCGTTGGTGTTGAACTGCGCCGTGGCCTGAGCGGTTTTCTTCACCCAGAGATTCTTCATGAAGGCATCTGCGGAAGAGACAGAAGGCGGCAGAGACTTCGAATCGCTACTGGAGGTGAATTTTTCCGACACGGGCAACAGGCGAATGCGATCCGAGGATGCCGGCCTGCCGGCAAGCGGCAGAGTCGTGACTTGCAGGACCTGCGGCGCGGATGGCCCCCCGCCGTTGTAGGCACGGATTTCGAGGTTATAGGTGGTGGCAGGCTCGAGATTCGAGATCACGAAGTCGCTTTGCGCGGTGCGCAGGTAGATCACCCCCGTTTCGGCATTGCGCACCTCGTAATACCCCACCCCCACCCCCACATTGATCGTGATAGTAGCCGTGTTGGTGCCGCCAGGCCCCGTGGCCGTAACCGTGAAAAGAGAAACCCCACTACCCCCAGCAACTCCGGACAACCGACCAGACGCCGCATCTAGTGAAAGCCATGCAGGCAACCCCGAGGCACTGAATGAAGTAATCGGGCGATTCACCACATCCGCCCGCCCGACAAATCTTGAAATTTGCGATCCCGCAGTGGCATTGATCGTTTCACCCAGCAAAATCGGCGCGCCGGGAGTAATTGTGAATCCCACTGCCACCTCGCTGAACCCATTCGAATTCGAGGCGCGGACATTCACACTGAATGTCCCCACCGCCAAAGGCGTGCCGCTGATCACTCCGGAATCCGAATTGATCTGAAGGCCCGCGGGCAAAGAAGAACCGGCGCCGATAGCCCACGCGGAAGGCGCTCGGTTCGTAGCATCTTGAATCGTCGGGCGCACGGCAGGAAACGCCACCCCCACCTTGCCCGCGAAGGATTGCCCTGGATCGATGATCGGCGCGCCCGCGGAGATCGTGATCGTGGCAGCCGTGGTGGCCGAAACGCCCCCCTCGCCTGTCGCGGTGAGAAAGATTTGGTAAGATCCCGCAGCGCCAGGCGTGCCGGTGATCGCACCCGTGGATGCACTGATCGAAAGCCCCGGCGGCAATCCCGTGACGGCCCAACTCGATGCCGGACGATTGGCTGCATCGACGAGGCTAAAGGTTTTTGCAAATGCAAAATTCACAACGCCCTGCGCGGATTGATTCGCCGTGATGATCGGCACGCCTGCGGCGATCGTGAAAGTCACCCAAACAAAGTTATCATGCGATCCATCATATCCATTGGACCAAGATCTAGGAGTTTCATCAGGATCAAGCGCGCCACTGCTGCCTCCAGGACCAATAGCGCGAAATGATGTAGTAAACGAACCTCGCGATGTCGGCGTTCCACTAATTTGACCCGAATTGCTCAAAGAAAAACCTAAATATTCCAACCCTCTGGGCCACCACACAAAAGATGTAGCTGGTCGATTTAGCGGGTCATCCAGCAAAATTGTTGCCGAAAATTGTTCGCCAACTTTTGCCGTGAACCGGGGAGGCGTTGGCCAAAGAATTTTTGGAGGCCCTACCGCGATGGCAATCGTAATTGTCTCGGTATCCGCCCCACCGGATCCCGTGGCCGTGAGCGTAATGGTGGAAGTTCCGCTATCCTGAGGAGTTCCCGTGATCGCCCCCGTGGAGGCATTGATCGAGAGCCCCGCAGGCAATCCTGTGGCGGCCCAGCCCGTAGCCGGGCGGTTCGTGGGGTCTGCGAGGGTTGGCGTGGCGGAGAAAGCCGTTCCCACTTTTCCGGAAAAGGATTGATTGGCCGTGATGATCGGCGCGCCTGGGTTAATGGTGAAATTCACGCTGGTAACGGCCCGGGCGATTGACAGCCATGGCGGCAAGAAGAGGCCGCCGCCCCAATATGGCATCCCCCACACAATAGCTGTTTCGTCATTTTTTAGCGCGAATATATGTTGCGGCCCCCCAAAAAGAGCAGTGACACCCGAAAGATCGGAGGAAGGCAGCCATTCCGGGGGCATCCCCCAATGAACAACGGTGCCGTCATTTTTCAGCGCGAGCGAGTATTTTTGCCCTGCCGCAATAGCAACCACCCCGGAAAGCCCGACAGGGACTGCGGGAGAACTCTCAAGGACAGTCCCCGATGACATACCCCAGGAAACAACCGTGCCATTGCTCTTCAGTGCAAGCGAGTGATACACTCCAGCCGCAATAGCCGTCACCCCCGAAAGCCCGGAAGGAACCGCCGTTTGGCCTTCGAGATTACGACCCCAGGCAACAACGGTGCCGTTGCTTTTCAGCGCGAGCGAAAAACTTTCCCCCGCCGCAATAGCCGCCACTCCCGAAAGCCCGGAAGGAACCGCTGTTTGACCTTGATTATTATTGCCCCAAGCAACAACGGTGCCGTTGTTTTTCAGCGCGAGCGAATGTGAATATCCCGACGAAATAGCAATCACCCCCGAAAGATTGGCGGGAACCGCCAGTTCATTAGCCGAACCCATCCCCCCCCAAGAAACAACAGTGCCGTCACTCTTTAGCGCGAGCGCGTTAACCCAGGTGGACGCGATGGCAGTCACTCCCGAAAGCCCTGCAGGAACCTGAAGCACTGCTTCCCCGCTCGCGCCCCAAGCAACAACAGTGCCGTCGCTTTTCAGCCCGAGCGAGTGTCTCTGTCCCGCTGCAAATTTAATAAATTTCTGCGGATATTCAATTCCCACAGAGTATCCGCTGCTGATTTGGGTCGGGGTTCCGGAAATCAATCCGCTCGTTCTGTTCAGCGACAACCCAGCGGGCAAAGTGCTCCCGCTTGCCAAGGCCCAAGAATTAATCGTCCCTGTGTGGGCAGGCGTCGCCGAAAAACTCTCACCCACCTTCCCCGTCAATATCTGCCCAGGAGTAATCATGCGAGTTGGATTGTCACGCTATAAGGCGTCTGCGATTGCGCCGTGAATGCCGGCACGCCCGGCTGCGCCCAGTAACTAATGTTTACCCAAGCCGCTCGGCAGGCCTGCAAGCCTTGGGAATCGCGAATCCCAATCAGATACAAATACGACCACCCAGGGAACACTGAGCGATCCAAATACGAGCGCTGAGTTCCGTTCCTCACCGCCCCAGAATCTGGAAAAGACGCGAGAATCCGATGCCCCTGCGCGGGATTTTGATCCACTTGCGAGGACTCGAAGCGATGAATCTCCCACTCCCACTCTCCCGTCGCGCCTTGAGCCTCCTGCCAGGCCAGGGCCACCCCCTTTTGCATAGCTGTGGAATCCTCTGCCGCGAAAAAATCCGCTTCCGCATAAACACTCCGCCACTCGCGCAGCGCGTCCGCCGGAACGATCGTCTGGCGCTGTTCCCCATACGAAATGCCCGCCTCGTTTTCAGCATACGCCCGATAATAAATCACGCCCGGCTGAAAGAGTCCGCCCGCCGCCACTCCGCCAAACACATACCCAGCCCCCGGCGAGGGATTCGCGGCGGCGAATTCACCAACCCCAATTTGAAGGGAGCGGGCACGCGAAAGATTAGTATTCAGTCCAACGAGAAGAACATTGCCCCCAGAAATTGTAACGGATATGGCAGAGGGAATAGTGCTTCCCAGCAGATTCGCTGAATTTGGAAGCCAATTCGTTACTAAATCAGGCGTGGGCGCATTGCTATGATTTGGAAATTCAGAATAAATTGAATTATGAGTATCGGCCGCGCCATTGGGGTCATCGTCAAAAACGCCTGTCTCATTAGCCAATATTTGCCAAGCTCCCGGGAAGCCGAGGTTGATATCGTTTTGAGTTATTATAAAAACGATTATGCAACCATTTGCGCTTTTATATCTAGGCTTTCCATTAAATTCTCCATAAGGGTAATAGATTCCGTGAACATCTTTAATTTGATCGGCCAGAGGCGGCTGGGAATGCCAGATAATATCTTGGGTTCCCGAAACGGAAATCCCATCGTCAGATATAGGCGATCGCGAATACACCACCCCTGCCTCATCGATGCCGCCATTGCCGTCCCAGGCCACAAAATTCTGGAAAAACCACCCATGGCACGGCGCGGCGGCACCAGTGGACCGCGAAATCGGCAAAAACACCGCCTTCTCCCCCGTGCGCACCCCCTGCGGCGCGATCGGATCGAGCGTGCCGAAAATGTGAGGCTGCTGCGATGCAAAAGTCGGCACATCACTTGGCCCGAGCCTGTAGACTCGATCCCCGTCGGGATCAAAATCCGGCTCCCAACGATTCTCCCCCCCTACGGCGCGATCGGATCGAGCGTGCCGAAAATGTGAGGCTGCTGCGATGCAAAAGTCGGCACATCACTTGGCCCGAGCCTGTAGACTCGATCCCCGTCGGGATCAAAATCCGGCTCCCAACGATTCTCCCCCCCTACCAGCGCAAAATATTTGAACCGCACCTCAGCCCCCGCGTCCCCCGGAACGACCACATTGCCCGAGTAAATCCCCGTGCCCGTGGCATCAAATAACTGAACCGGCGCATACCCATCCCAATCCCCCCGCACATACACCGAATCCCGCTCCGCAGAAAATCCCGCGACATTTCTCGCGTAGACCCGGAATGTGAGAATGCGGCTAGCCATCGGATACAGCGATGCGGTCAACGCCTCATGCCCAAGTCGGAAGGACAGCGTTACTCGCTCGACTTACAACCACAGCCGAAGCGACCGGCGCACTGAAGGCGGTCCGTATTTTTATCGGGTATTGCACTCCAGCGACAAGCGGCCCTCCATTCCTCGCGGAAATTTCATCGATGGTAAATGGAGAGACGTTCGGATAATTCGACGCGGCCCGCCAAGTGACACCATCATCCGTGGAATACTCATAATATCTAATAGCGGAATTCCCAAATCCATCCAAGACGGGGTCTTGAGTGAAATTAATCACAAGCGTCCGATTTGGGGACGCACCGCCATCAAGAACACTAACAATATATGGCCTTGTGATTTGAGAACGCAAATCCACCACCATTTGATTCGAAATCACAGATCCGCTCCTTAGCGTGACGAACTCCGCATCGACAACATCGACCGCGGAGGGCGGGGCGGTGCCAGTCGGCGTGAAGACAACATCGTCCAACCAAGCGGAATCGGATCCCGTGCCGCCGCTGAAGGATTTGATGTAGTCCCATCTCACTGTATTGGTCCCGAATGGGATATCGATCGAACCCTGCGCCCAATTAGTCGAACCAGAGATTGTTGATTTCTCTACACCATTGAGTAACAAACGCATCCGCTCAATGTTTGGCTGGGAAGAGATTTTCCACCAAAAAGTCAGCGTTCCCGGCCCGGTAAGCGCTGTCTGAACGGTCGATCTTTGGTTGCTGCCGATCCGGCCAGCGACCGCCACCTCGCCGCGCGAGGCATCAATTTCAGTCGTCCAAAAAGCATTGCCAGAAGTGACAAACCCATCCGTCCACCAATTAAATCTAGAATCACCACGAGGATTCAAAGCCGCGTTTAGGCGATTGGGCGTCGCAGGATCGGATGGAAGCAGTCCCAATGGAATCCCATCGCCTGATCGCGCCGTAATAGCCAGCGGACTGCTGTAATCTCCAGTCGACAACACATCGACAGGCAGAGCGTATTGGCGCCAGGGCGAATTCCCCAAAGCATCGGTCTTAAACTCCAAGCCTTGCCCGACCTGCGCTCCGCCCGATAAGGCGTAATTAATTGGAATTGCAATCGCATGCTCCCAATAGGCCTTGCTTGGTCCTATATAGCCTGGATAGGTGCGGGCATGCCAAATATCGAACCGCCCATTAATACCACCTTGCCCAAAAATCGCAGACACAGGGGAAGGATTTTTTAGGAATCCTCGTTGCCCGCCCGGGAAATCCCCCAAGCTGATTTCAATAGCCGGAATTCCGGCCGTGACAACAAATGAAATCACCCGCGAATCCGATCCAGCGGAGTTGGTGGCGGTGATCGTGGCCGTGCCGCTTGTGCCGGTGACTGCGCCAGAAATCACACCTGTCGAAGAAATCGAGAGACCCGTCGGCAGCCCAGTGGCTGTGAATGTTGGCGTAGGGCTGCCTGACGCGGTCACAGTCAAAGAAAATGGCTGCAGCGGGGTGACATTTACCGACCACGGATTCGGCGCTTGAATTTGCGGCGCGATATTCGATCCGCCCCCACCGCCCCCACCACCTCCCACCGCCGTGACCGTCCATGCATAGGTGGTCTCGTTGAAGGAAAATCGATACTGCCCAGCAATCGCGCCCGGGACCGCCACAGAGAAATTGATATCCGCACCACCCGGATCACCGATATAGTAGCCATTAGCGCCAGGGAGATCGTTATCGCCCCAATTTTCCACCAACGGCGTATTCGGATCGTCCCAAAGATTGTTTGTGCCCACCACGAATTTGAATTTGGCCGTGTTCGGGTCCGCAATCGCCAACTCGGCCGTCCAGTTATAGCCCGCCGGCGCGCCCTGGCGCGCCATTTGCGCCGAATTTTGAATAGACCACGCCCCCAGCGACGGCTCGTTACCTACCACCCGCATCGTGGCAAAAACCGATGCGGAGGGAACCACCGTCACCGCGGACGAAGCCTGTCCAGGTCCCACGGCGTTCACCGCGCGCACACGAATCGTGTAAGATTGCCCATTGGTCAATCCGGGAATCTGCCCTCCCAATGGCTGAGTCGCCCCAGAAGGCGGCACAAATGTTCCAGCCGTCCACTGCCCAAGTGCATCCGAGAGACTGGCCTGATATTGATAGCCCGTGATCGGCGACCCGCCATCACTGATCGGCAGATTGAAAGTGATCAATGCCGCACCATCCTGCGGAACCGCTGCCAAATTCTGCGGAGCCGAGGGCACGGAAGAATTTCCGCCCCCACCGCCACCCCACTCCTCCCGATAAGCCGTCAAGGCGGGATTTCTCTTCGCCAACACATTCCTCCAAGCCGTCCCGAAGTTCACGCTGTTCGCGCTCTTGGTCGTCACCACAAAGCGCACGATCCATCCAAAAACCAATGCCGTCTGCACCCCAGGACTCACCGGCTGGCTCTGCGGATGGCATTGATCGACAGTATAATTTCCCTCTGTCGTCACGCCCTTAAAATTATTCGGATACGGCCCCTCGAAAAGCGCCTCGAAAGTGCCAGTCTGCTGCGGCACGCCAAAAAACCGAATCCCTTGGGCATCAGAGGTCCAGGAAATCCCATTTGGCAGCGCCCCCGCCTTGCGGAACCGCGCGTTCACGAAATACTGCCCGTTGAAACGCTTGTTCACCTCGAACTTGGTGGCGATCGGCAAGCTGTCTTCGTCCACCAGGATTTTCGCCTTGATCACCTCCACCCGCCCGGAATAAAGCTCTGGCGACACCGTGGCCCCGCCCGAGGAGATTTGCGATTGCGCGGGCATATTTATCGGGCAATATCGCTGCGAATCCGCATCTGGAACGGCTTCGTGGTGACGATCTGGGTGTTCGGCCCCGGCGCGCGGCTCGGCGTGGTGAATTCCAACTCGAACTCACAAGTCACCGAATTCGCCATCTCCAAATCCGTTTCCTTCTCGGAAAGCCAGGATTCCAGCGCGGGATTATCTGCCAAGCTCGCGTAAATGAAATAAGAGGTCACAAAATCCGCGCCCACGATTTCCGTGGTTTTCTTAAACGCCAGCTTGTCGGTTTGCAGGAACGGCGGATCCGAAACTCCACCGCGCATAGCGAAGCGGGCCATCACCAGCGGGGCGTTTACAACCCTGAAGGTTGATTCAGAGGTGCCAATCTTGGCAGTAAAAACATCGTTAGCCTGAGTAACAGAAACCGTCCTATCTGATCCGGGAATCGTCCCACCCTCTGGGCCGAGCACCGTCTGAGGCGGAGTAGTCGTTTTTACCGAGTCAGGCTTGGCAAAGCTGATCTTCCACACCAGATCATCCCCGATGCGCGCCGTGGCCATCGCGGGCGGCATCGAGACATCGATCCCGTCCTTGTTTTTATCCTCGACCTCCTTCTCCGAATCGAAAGGATTCGGCAGCACCTCAAAGCTATCCAGAAGGATTTTGACATCCCGATAAACCTCCTTCGCCGCCACATCGAAAATCCCCAGCGTCACCATCACCGGCAGGCTCCATCCATCGGAGTTCTTCGCCCGCACGGTCAAATTCCACACGCCGATCGTGTATCCCGCCCCGGCGAAAGTGCCGCGCAGCGTGTCGAAGAGCACCCCCGCAGGAAGCGTGTCGGTCGCCGCAATCTCCCACAGCGTCGGAGATTCCGACGCCGTGAGTTGAAACACAAAATCCTGCCCCAGCCCGTAGGCCAGAACGCTCTGATTGCCGCTGATGATTGGAATTGCCATAATTTTAAGGAGGCGGAGCCATTACAGTATAGCCCGCAAAGCCCCTTGGACTAAATCCATTCTCAGTATCAAACTGACCAATCCGCATCCTCAAAACAAAGTTATCTCCGGTAGGAAGCGACTCAAACGGACTTCTTGACAATGAATTATATTGCACAGCATCGCAAGCGTATCCAAATTCGTTTGTAGTGGCTGTTGGGAAGGGCTGTTTATACAAAATGACCCCGACCCTGTTCTTAGAAAGAAGATCCGTCACATGAATTTGCTGCTCCATCAGCGGTGGCAGCCACTGAATTTGGCGAATGTTTGGCCCAATGGGAATTTTGAATTTTAATAATGCAGATCCAGTCTGCGTGGCCGTCTGGTTGATTGTAATAATTCCCGCCTGGACATTAACGCCCGTGACGACCGTGCCCAGTGAAATATCCCCTCCGGCAACAACAACACCAGGGCCAGATACGGTCATGTATTTTACAATATTATTTATCTGCGAGCTTGTTGTTGTGATGGATTTGCTACCAATTTGCGTAGAGCACTGCATTTCAATCTCCACTTCAGGCCCGGCGTCATCCTCGCGAATGCCGATTTCGAAAATCACAGACCATGTCGCAGTGGTATTATTGGAAAACAGGCGCATTGAAACATCTCGCACTACACTGAACGTAGCCGCACCCCCAGAAGCCTGAGCACGAAGACTGCTGCCAGAAAATGAAAAAGTGTAAATATTTCGGTTGAAAAATTTTGGATAAAAGCTTGTAGTGGAGGCCTTCTGAATCAACGGATAAAATCCACGGCCATCAGAGCCGAAATGCTCAAGCGGAGCAACGGAATATGCCGGCCACCTGCCCCAAGCGGGCAAAACAATCGCCTCCGATCCCGAATTTACAAAAACACGATCCGCAGCACTTGAGGCGGCGGGAAGCGCTGCACCTGAAGCCACCGGCTCAATCTCAGCGTCGTGGATAGCCCTTAAAAACCCCAACGAGGGGCTCGGGAGCGAGATTGGGTTAGCCGAAGAGGATTCTAAGCTGGCAATGGTCATATATCTTTAACTAAAATCTCCGTTTGCTGCGTTTGAACAGTCAACTGACCGCTAGCCGGAACAGAATCATCTGTATCCCAGCCCTCAAGGCGACCCTTCAATAGAAACAAGGAATCAGGAAGGGAGGGGGTTGCGATATTCAAGTTATAACTCGTCAGTGACCCACTGGTAACGGTCCCGCCCCCTGAAGCTATACGCTCGACTTTCAACAGGAATTCCCTCGACTCGCTTAAATTTCTTGAAAAATAAACTTTTACAGAAGACACAAGCGCATCCGCCCCGAGCGATCCCAGGTCGCCCCCTGCTGGAGACGAAGCCGAACCTACAGGAGATGCGTAAATATTTAAAAAGCACTGAACCCCCGCGCCGATACTTCCCGCCACCAAGCCCGTTTTTAGCAATAGAGGCAAACTGAGCCTTGAGCCTGCCGTTAAAAATTCAGGCCCAATCAATACCCTGAAAAGATCAACCTCATACTCAGTGGGGTGATATGTCGAAGAAGCCCCCGCGCGAGACACCAAGTAATAAGCCCTGCCGTTAAATGCAAAAACTCCTCCCGGTCGCGCGAATTGCGCCTTGCGACCCCCTCCCCCGGGCAACACAAGGTCCACTTGCGAGGCATTTGAAAATATTCCAACCGAAGAAGGCAAGGAAGAAGTCCCCGCAACATTTCCGTGCATTGCCGCCAGAATGGGATTGAACTTGCTGCCGCGCAATGGAGGAAACACGACTGAAACACCCGGAACGGCAATCCTTTTTGTGGTGGCAACCTCCTTTTGCTTATTAGCATTTACAAGCTCTTCCGCAGCCTTCCTAACTTGCGCCTCAAAGGCCTCCTTTTCTGCCTTTTTAAGCTCTTCTGCCTTTTTAAGTTCTTGCTCGGCAGCCTTGAGGCGCTCTTCTAAATCCGTTCCTTTGATCAATCCAACCTTGGTAAGATCTGTTTGACTGGAAATTTGAGAAGCAATTGAAATGCCATCTTCGGCATCCAGCGTGGCTAAGTCTGGAAGAATCTCCCCAAAAGACGGAATTGAAGTGGATTTCTCTGCACCAACGCCCTTCGGAGGCATTATAACCAGACTGCCCTTAGGCAATAGGCTCTCTATTTTGGTTAGGCGGGCCTGTATGCCATCTAAGAGCGCCCCAAGACCAGATATCTGCGCAATCGGATGCTCGTGAGCCTGAAAAGCGCTCGGCGGGCCATATCCTATAACGCTAATTATAAGCGCGCCCGACTGCGCATGTCCGATCCAGGTTTCAGGAATTTCCGGCAGGGAAGGGGCCGCAACAAGCCCTCTACCAATCCGAATTTCACGACCCGGAGGCGGCGCGTCTTCAAAAACAAGTTTATAGATCCCGTCGGCGCTCCGGAAGATGCCCCAAGACGATGGATCGGGCTCCAATCTCTGCCCATCAATGTAAACGATCGCCCCGGCGGGTAGGGGCCTCACGCAGTCGCATGCCGGAAATGTTAATCCAGAAACGCAAATAGAATGGCGAAGCTCGAACTCTTTCTGAACGCCATCAGATGTATGCGTGGTCGAAAAAGATGATTCTGGAATTACAATCTCAAGTGTGTTCGGCGAAATGTGATGAGCCCTGTATTCCGTGGGCGACAAGATTCTGCCATAGGCCTCGGAGATCGTAAACGCAACAACAGGGGCCTCCCGATTTTCTTGATCTATCTCAAACCGCTTATTGGCAACCAACGAGCCCACAGGAAGCCCCGCGGGGGCCTGAGGCAGCGTGACGCTGAAGGAATTTTGCTGAACATCGAAGATTTGAAAGTCTCCGTTAAAAATCACTGCCTCAGGCCCCGTGGCACCGCGAATATTAATAAGGTCTCCTGAAGTATATCCGTGGCCGGAGACCACATATGTGGCAACACTGCTACCAATTCCACCAAGAGCAGCACTCGATATCGCCTTGTCCTGCGAGGGGGCGATTGGAGCTAATGATAAATTATGATCAACACTAAACACCAAATCGCTGTCATGAAAATCCGAAGACCCCGGAGTTTCCCTGTGCAGAGCAGTAACGAACGCCTGCTGCTGACCAATTATGACTTGATTAGTGCTGAACGGCACATAGGTCTTGGGAACAATCCGCTGCTGCCACCTAGGCGGAGCCTCAGTGGCCAACCCTTCTCCCAAGAGCCCTCTTGTTATAGTAAGTTGACTCGACCAGAGCTTGATACTTTTAAGCCCTAGAAGAGGATTGCTTCTATCAACATAGACGAGAGCCTCCCCCTCAAATGGAAGCGTTATCTCGCCCTCCGAAGCCAGCCGCTGCCTCAGGGCGGAAGAGTTTAGATTGAAACTGAATCCAAAAAAACCTTCCGGGGCAGAAAAAACATCTATTTCAAGCTGCGCAACGTTAGTCGCACCAAGCCCCAAGCCCGATCCAGGAGTTCCAAAAAGACTCTGAAACTCGATGTGGGCATAATTGTTTTGTGGATTCGTAACCTTAACGACCCCACCCTCATCCTTGAGCATTTCGTCAAGAGCCTCTTTTATTTCATTCGTGCCCGCCAACCTGTCCAACAGCCTGCTGCGCTTAAATGTATCCGGCTTTCTAAACTGATACACGCCTCTAAAGTCCTCCGGAATAAACAATTCCTGTATCTCATTGGCAAACCTGGCTCCGAACGCCCCTTCTTGATAAAATCCATCGACCAGAGTTTTCATTCGAGGAGGAGGAGGAAGGATTCGCGTGGAGGAATCCGAAAATGCCAAGGGAGCCTGAATCGCCCTTATGTAATATCTGCTGCCCTGAGCGTCCTGCAAAACAAAAACATCCCCCACACACACCGGAGAAAGCCTGTCTGCAATAATCCTAATCGACAAAGGCCCGCCATCTGTCCTCCTGACGACAATAGCCCCACCATCTTCGTCGCAAACCAAGCTTGCAGGCTTGGACAAAATTTGATTAATCGCGAGCTCAACCTCAACCGCAGAGGCATCAAACGAAATCTCAGGACTGGTATTTGAAGAACTGGACATGCCCTCTCCAATCTGAATCCTATAACTCCCACCCTCCGGAGGCCTTGAGATTTCACCCAGCCCGGCGCGAAGGCTCAAAATTGGCAAATCCGAGTCCGCCAATGTCCCGTCAGCAGTAGGCTCTAAAAGCTGCACCTTCCAAGAAACCACCTGCCCCGCAGCAATAGGATCAAAAATTTTTGGCCCGCCCGTTCTGGATGTCAAAATACGACGAGAGCCCAGATCGACAAATAAATAATCAGACATACCGACATCCGCCCCAGCGTCAACATCAGGACTCGCTCGCGGAAACGGGATTTTTTGCCGAATGCCTGGAGTCGGACCTTATTGCTCCGAGAAACCTCGCGTCAAATGCCTTTATCGAGTATGGAAAAGGAGGGTTAAGCAGATACTCCGCAGCATCGGGGTCCTCCCACTGTTCGCGCGGAGTCGTTAGCTGAAGAAGCTTGTTAAGGGAAACTGGCTTTTCTTTCATGTATTCCAGAATGTGCCCTCATTGGTCCTTGAATTTAGCACGTTGGAAAAAATCGAGTTTCCCAAGTTGGCAATCATATTGGTCGTCCCCACCGCCCCTGGCGCGTATCTGCCAACAAACATTGAGGTGGCCGCATCAACAACGGGACCTTGCCTCAAGTTGATTGGCCGCAAGTTCCGCGCTCGGTGCTCTAAATTCCAAAACACATTATACTGAACAAGCATCTCCCAATCCTCGGGAATTCCGAATCTCCCCCGATCGGCGGAACCTAAAATAGAGCTCATATCAATATCGCCGCTCGGCGGCTTGATTGGGGATGCGGCATAAATTGTGCCAATCTTCAAATAATCAAGCCCCTCGTCACCTTGACTCGCCTTTAGAGGATCAAATGTTCCGGGAAATGAATTATTTGAAGACTTAGGCATTTGCATGATTTGAAGTCTGGGCCTTGGAAAGTTCATAACAGAAAGAACGCTGAACCCGACATTTACATCGGTCCAAATACCGCCAAACCCATCACTCCTAATCTGATTGTCCTGCTGGTAGGACGGCCTTGCGACAATCACAACTATATCAGTGGAATAAACTTCGCGCTCGGACCCCTGAGACTCCCCCGCAGCCTGCGCTGCCCGGACCCGGGTTTCATCGATTAAAATTCGAGCATTATCAATATCTCTTATTGACCCACTTAAGGAGACCCTGGGCTCAATACTCACTGTGTCAAAAAATTTCTTAACCGCATAAGGAATTGATCCTGGGGTCTTCCATACAGCAGGCCCGCTCAACGGAATCAGAGGACCATCCATCAGCCCCGGAGACGAAAGCTGAGCTTTTCCTGAAAAGGAAATGGCCGGTTCCGTAAATGGGGGAATATCATCAGCGGCAGGACAAACAGGGTCGATTCCGTTCACGAATCCCGGCTTAACCTGCGCAGCCCAATCCTTGTATTTTTCGGACCAAAGAAGCTCTGTGAACCATGGATGCGGCCAATCCCTGCCGCGCCGCCTTTCCAGCAGGACCGACTTGCGCCCGCCCTGATCAATCTCCCTAACTCTAAATGTCCCATTCTTTCCAGAAAAAGAAAAAGATTCACCCAGTCGCCTTGACTCGCTCGGCGGCGCCAAATGAACCCCCTGGATCCCCGGCCCCGAATCGATTCGGCTTTTATTCCTTTGCCTAACAAAAATCATACGATGGAAAAAAAATGGTCTGGATACTTCTTGGCCCCGACTTGCGCGCCACCGGCAAACGAAGTCCAATGCAATAGATCAAAATAGCAGACCCTCTCTATAAATCCCTTGTGATGCACAACCGCAACCGGATGATACCATTTGCCAAGCCATGTGGGCTGAATATTCTCGCCCCCGTTGCGGATATTGGTTATCGCCATAGTAATATCATCCTGACCAGGCGGGACCTTCATGAGTCCACTTGTCACATCAACCGTTACGCAGACGGAAATATAACAGCGCCCGTAAGTATCAAATTGAGCCGCCCCCCTCAATCTTGGCGGCAACCTCCCACCTCCCCCGATCGGCACTCCACTTATTGTTGGCTGGTATCCATTAACAAATCCAGGCGTGATCGACACATCAATACGCCCGTTACTAACCCCGCCATCAATATACCACGCCCTACTAAAGGACGGGCGAGCATAACCAAACCCGCCAAGTTTTCCGGTTTGCTCCGCTGATTTCATAACCACCGCACAAGAGCGGAATTCACAGGCGGAATGGCAGGCGCCGGCCTTTGGTTGTTGCTAAAAAAGTTATCTCCCAAGTTCGGGACCATATAGTGAATCCATGCCTTCGGGTCATCAAGAACGGTATTTGGAATCTGCCTCATTCTTACAGCGCTGTGCGTATAGTCAAAATAAGCCATTTGGAAAATTTCACCATCCTTGCCGAATGCCGCTATAGGGTGCAGTAAATTCCTTTCTTGCTGACCACACCGAGGACTCATAATAACCTCAATGGGTGACTCAATGTTGCCATCATCGTCAATCGTAATATCCAAACATATGTAACAAATGCCCTGAGGGCCATACTCTGCCCCAGAAAGCATGGGCTTTCCACCAGGAAGCGGCCACCCGTCCTCGTCGACCCCGCTGATCTTAAGACCTCGAATTTCCGGCTCGATCATATTTACAAATCCAATTCCAACAGTGCATTCAAAAACTTCCTCACTCTTGAAATTGCCATCTACACAGAAAGCTCCGCGAAACTGCTTCTTTCTTGTCGTGTCGTGCACGACGGCGGAAGCCCCCGATTTCCTTATTGAGAGGCCGGGGCCGACATTATAATCAATGACGGTCGACTTTATTTTTTTTATCAATATCATTAAAATCTGGAATCGCGCGGCCGATAAATCTCCCGCAACCACCCGCCCCGACCCCCAATTCCGCCATATCTCCACCCCTCCGTCTCAACAATCTGATCACCCTCTGCCCTAAAACTATATTCGGTCTTCAGCCAAGGTGATCTATTTCCCCCGGTCGAGCCCGTAACAAACCCGAAAGCGCTCCCAGTGGGAGCCTCAATATAACCAAGCCCGTCAAGCTGCGAGACGCTGCCGGTATTGCTGCCGGATTTTTGAGGCTTGACCCTTTGAACTCTTAAAATCAGTCCAGGCGCAAAAAAATCACGAACCCCGTAAAAGGGATTTGTTCCACCCTTAACATAAGGAGGAAACTCAACTTCTCCGGCACGCAAGACTCCGCCATAGTCTTGCATTATATCGTCTATGTCCGGGTGGCTTGTGATTGGAACCTGAAGCAACGAAATATCCATACTCCACTGCTCCGAGTGCAATCCGCCAGGAGATGTGTCCGTGGCCGATCTAGGCATGTCTTCAGCACCCCTAAAAAACCACCTGAACTCCATATGCGACCCGACATTCCGCATCGAATACCCTTGATACTTGACCGCGACTGGGCTCTCTGGGCTAGGTATCCCCGCAGGCGCCCCGCCATGTGCAACCAACTGAACATACACGATGGTGGCAATCCCTGGTTTTTCCCAACGAAAACTTTCCAGCCTAACCGGACTTTGCCCTGTTGTTTTCATGAGTAAAGACGACTATTCCATTTTCCCCTTCCAGCAGCAGCCATCCAGCTTCTCGATACCCTAAACGCAGACCCCACCTGCTGGATGCGCGCCCCGATACAAAGCCACTGCCCGCTTTCGGCGCCAGAAAGGCCCTCAGGCTGCGAAATCTTTGCAACACCATTGGCGACACTACCCGGAATAGCGCCCCGACTGGAATACCACTGCGTCCATGTCGCCGTCGCAGTGGCGCGCAAAAAGTCCGTTACTCCGTAAAATGGATTTATCGCCCTTCCGCTTGAGTCTACACTTAATCCAGTTGATCCACCCCCGGGGGCCTTCAACTTCCAATCCACCTCCCCGTCCTTCATTCCTCTGGCATATTTTTTTGCTATCCGCTCGATGTCGGGGTGCATTGTAATCGGCTCAGTGGATGTGCTGCCCTCCAATTCAAGGTATCCATCCCTAGTTTCAGGCTCCCCTTCAAATGTCCATACAACAGTAGTCAGGCCGTCTTCATTATTTACATCAATCGATGTGAGGCCCGCCCTAATTCCAGGATTGGGAGGGTTTAACGATGGAATCTTATTCTCGCTGAGGCCCACATAAATCTTCTTCCAAACCCGCCGCCTCCCGCGCTTCCTGTCCCACTCATCCGAAACCAATATGAAAGGCGTTTCTCTCAAGTTATTTAACTGCATGCTCAAGACATTTCTACCCATAGCTAGAAGTTGTTTTTGTTGATTTCATTTTGAGCGGTCTGGAGTGCCGCATCATTTTGTTGCGCAATCTTTTCCAAGATAGCCTTTTGCTGCTCGGCCAATTGCGCCAAACGATCCATTTTGTCCTGCCCAGGAACGAGGCCCACAAATCCAGCCCCGCCGCCAACTGCCGTAAGACTGTCCACACGCGGCTTGCCCTCATATGCAATTTCGTCAGCCAACCGCTCGCGCATCGCCTCAATCTCCGCAAGCCCCTTGGCGTCCTCCGGCTCAAATCCAGCATCCTTAAATTCCTGATATTTCTGATCTGTCGTCGCCTGTTGCTGCAGATTAAGCCTCGACTGCCTCGCATTGAACGCCTGATCCCCAAACCCATATTGCTCGATCGTCCTCTGCATATCAATCTGCATATCGGAAGCCGCCCGTTTCCTTCCTTCTACATCTCTTATCAGCTGCTCCGCCTCCTCCATGCCGATCGCTTTAATTTGGATTTCGATGTCCCTACGATTTTGCCCTGCCCCAACCCCCAGTTCGGCAAGCTGCTTGTTCAGGTCTGCAAGTTTTTTGGCTTCGGATGAACTTAATTCCCCGCCCGACTCAGCCTTCTTAACAAGAGATTCCCGCTGATCCAACAGAGGAAGTGCCTTTTGAAGATTTTGCGACTTCCTTGCCCTCTCGCCCCTCATAATTTCCCTCTCTGAAGGCCCCGCCTCCTCGCCCTTTAATCCCCTTGCCTCGTTGATCCTGAGCTGCATAAGCTGCTGCTGCATGCGAAGCTCCTGCATTATTTCATTGCGCCTAAATTCGGCCGCCGCACGCTCGGTTTCAGCGATTTGCTTTTTTATCTCTAAAATTTGCTTGGCCTGGGCTACTTCCAACTGAACCGATTGCGAACTGTCTCCCTGCTGATACCCCTGCTCCATCGCCCTGACGCGCGCGGCATTCAACTCATCAACGTCCGTTGACTCCTTTTTAGACGCCCTAAACTTCGCCTCCGCAGCCTCCAGGTCCTTGACCGCCTTGAGTCTCTTTTGCAACCCCGCATTCGATTCATTGAACTCGGCCTGGGCGGCTGCCCCATCCGCCCCGGCCATCTTCAAAGCGCTGATTTGCTCTTCTGCTTCCAATCTTCGCTGCCCCGCCTCAATCATGGCCTTCTCTTGGGCCAAGGCTTCGTCGGCTCCTTGTTTTCTGATTTTTGCCGCCTCAAGCTCTTGTCGAATCCGATTGGCATCAGCGTTGTCTGTGGCCGATTTAATCTCGGTGTCCATCCCCTGCAGGGTATCCCCACGCACGCCAATCGCATTCCCATCTTGATCGAACCCGAGCCGCTGGCCCGTCTTCAAGTCAGCAAGATCCCCAAGCTGTTGATTGATGGAGTCCATTCGAGACTTGGCGGCAGAGATAGCATCTTCCGGCGCCCCCTGGGCCACAAGGGTCGCATAATCCCCCGCCGCCCGCCCCTTTTCATTCAACATCGCTTGCCGCTTGGCCCGCTCTGCCTGAAGCTTTCCGAGATCGGTCTGTGCCGAATCCCTCAAATCGTCATATCCACTAAAATCAACCCCTTCCCCACCCGCCTGCGCGATCTTGGCCTGATTTTCTTCGTATCTTGCAATCTGATCGTTCGATCCGCGTTGCCTCGGGCGAAAGCCTGTCCTCCAGTTCCACCCCTCGCCTGTATTTTGAGTAGGCTTGCCTCCGAGATTTTTTTCCATAGCCGCGTTCTCGGCAGCCAATCCCACAATATCCGCGCGCTTCGCCCCCGCCTCGGCCACTGCCGCACTTGTCTTTTCCAATTTTTTCTGCTCCTCAAAATTGGTCGCCTGGGTCTTTTCTGCATTTTCCAATTTTGAACCAAGCTCCTCCACGCTTTCTCCGGCCGCGGCGGCAGCATTGCCAGGCGTCATATTTTCTTGAAGACGCTCTCTCGCCGCTTTAAGGATTTGCTTTTCTATCTCGAGTCGCTCCCTTGAAACATCCAGCATCTTCTGATCGACGCCCATGCCCTCCTGCTCATTGAGCACCGATTTAAGCGCCTCCAACCGCTGCTGCTTTAATTCCTCATCGCGCATGCCCTGCTCCGCCTGATACTTTGCCTGCTTGTTGAACCCAAAACGCTCGTAAGGATTCAGGCTTTGCATTCTTTGCTCGGCCTCATTTCTCTTGCTGGAAAATTCATCCCTGCGCTGACGAGACTCAGCGATCCTTGCATCAATATCAGACTCAAGCTGTTTTTTTTGCTCTGGGGTTTGTGTTGTTTGCGCGCGGCTATACAATTCACCAAATTCCTGCGCGCCAGACTTTTTTAGTTTTTCCCTCTCTGCAATTAGCTCCTGAAGCCTGCCTGTCGCCTCCAAGATTTTCGTAGTCAAATATGCAAAACCGGCAGCAACCACAGCGACCCCCGCAGTCATTCCCGCCCACAACTTTGAATATTTCGCAACACCAGCCAATGCAACCTGAACAACCCTGATCTGCAAGGCGGCGCGGGCTGCCGCACCCGCCAGCGCCACAAAGCCCGCAACGAGCCCGGTCAAAACTCCAATAGCCACTACGGAAAGCGTTTGGAAAATATTCTGAATGTCGCTGGATTTTAGTGAATTCAGAAAATCGGCGAATGATTTTTTGACACCATTGATTTGCCCAGTTAAGGCCGCCCACGGCGCAGCATTGGCCTCGGCCACCTTGTTTTTAAATTGCTCGAATGCTATAGCCGCCTCAAGCCCTGCCTTTTCACCCGATTCAAATATTTCACCGATCCTTGTATTTCCCGCCCTTTGAACTTCCTCAAGCTGCTGCGTCAGTCCAGATATTGTTCCCCCAAGGACGCTTGCGGCCCCGCTGGTTCTTGCCAAGTCCTGTTCGACCAGCCTCCAGGTAGCACTCAGCCCCACTCCGGCGCCGACCATCGATTCCACCTGTGAGGCGGTCGTCTTGCTGATTCCCCCGATTTGAGCGAGGGTCGCGGCCGCGGACGACGCACTGCCGTCTGCGCGCTGCAAAGAAGAATACAACTCACCAATCGCGGTCGCCATGGAATCAACCGGCGCCCCGGAGGCGGCCGCCGCATCCTGCACGCGCCGCAATGAAGACTCTGTATTGAGAGCCCCATTGGTTAAAACCTGGAGGTTCTTGGCCGCCTCTGCGAGCGCTGGCATGGAGAACGCCCCTTGGGACGCAACGCTTGCCAACACCTTGATTTGATTGGTCGCCGCCGTGCTGCTGCCCAATAGTTTTTCAAATTGAATTTTTAGCCGCTCTACCCCATCAACTGCTTGAAGAGCCTGCTGCATCTTTTGAGCATTCAGCGCAGCCCCAGCCGAAGCGCTAACAAATTTTGACGCCGCCACGCCCAACAAGGCCATCGGCCCCACAGTGTCGGCAATTATGTCTTTAACAATTTTCCACGCCCCGGCGGGCGGCTTTGGCAAGCTCTGCATCCCCCTCGACCGCCCGGTCAACCATCGTATTTTCGCTGAACGGCAACAACATCTTCCCAGTATCTCGCCGCGGCATGAGCCAAGATCAAAGACTCGCTTGCCCCCGGATATTCGCCCCTGATCTCATTCGCCTTCGCTGCGATTCTTTTGTATCGCTCAATCTTGTTCAACTCGAATGCCTCCTCATCGCGCGGAGTCCATATCGGCAGATCCGCGCCGTCTTGCCTTAAAAAGCAAACATTATACCAAACAATCTCCCCCAGCGGCATATTCCAAGCCTCCGCAGGACCGCTCCCCGACTTTTGCATAAATAGCGCCACCTGCTCGATCGAGTCATCGATCTCCCTCGGCTTTGAACTCGCGCTTGCCTCCGCTTCAGCCTCCGCCGCCCTCTCCATATAAGAAGCGATCCCGCTGACTTTCGCCAGATGGGCATATGCCTCCGCGAGACGCATCCTCGAGCTTCCCTTGCCAGCCCAAAACTTTGGCGGCGAGGCATAATCACTAATGTAATCCACTACAGATTGTGCGGTCTTTGTTTTTTCCCGCCAACCATAAGCAACCTTCCAATACAAATACCAGAGCGAGGCGGGCTCTGATGGAATGGCTGCGAGCCGCGGATATTGACTGCTGCAAATCCGCAGCGCGACCCAAATATCCCAGCAGCCGATCGCCCCGCCTAATAAAAATTTGCTTTGGAACCTCTCAAGCTGAATTTTATGCCAATAACAAAACGGCCTCAGACGCATTCCCCAAATCTTGCGCGGCGGGGCATGAAAGAACCCCTCTTCAAACCTGGGGTCGAAAACAAACCGCGCCTCCATTAAATCACCCCGTAGGCGTCTAAATTTTCCTTCTGTTCGTCTGTATAAATAGTTTTCACAGAATCTTCAAGAGCCCTAACCTTGCCGATCGCGTCCAAAATTTCTTCACGGCTCGGGACCGGGCGCGCATCCTCCCACTCTGAAAAACTCCAATCACTGCTGCCATCCTCCCTGACCGTCTGAGATGCAGAAAATTTTGCGCCAGGCCGCAGAAGCTGAATAACAAAATCAAGGCGCGCCCAGCGATAATGCCCAAATTCCATTGCCATTACGGCGTCGGCGGCGGAGTCGAGGGAGTCGGCGTGGGATCTGTAAATGCGTCGATCCGGAGAGTTCCGGCATCCCCGGCGTTTACAACATGCAAAGAGGTAATGTCGGTCGTCACGGAGGCGCCAGAGGTATCCTTCAAGGCTCCCTCACCCATCGGCCAAACAAAACTGGCGTCTGCGTCAAGCTCAAATGTATTGGCAGGACTTGTTGCCGAGTTTGTTTTTACAATCAAAGGGACATCAGAGCGCATGGCCAGAAGCTTGGTTTCAGAGACATCGAGGGCAAAAGAAAGCGCCGTCGTGGACGAGGCCGGGATCGCCTCGAACACAGAATTCCTGAGGCCCGCTTGAATCTCATTAACCGAGTTGTATGACCCCCCGACTTGGCCAGAGACATTAACCACTACATTCGCAGTAAACATAATTTTAGTTTTTCCTTATATTCCAGGGCCGGCCGCCTTGCCTTCTGCAGAAAATCTTGTAAAATCTTCTGCAGTAGCCTCTATTGTTGCCGATGTGATTTTTCCTGTTTTTCCGGCCACCGTGATGGCCCCACCTAATGCGGGGCCGGTGATTGAGGTGGCATACCCGGATGCCGCAAGCGTGACCAATTTCTTGCCGACCAGCAATGCCTTGACATCCCCGGCGCTGTTTTTAGCCCTCACAACCGTGCCCGCAGCAGCCTCTGCGGAAGCATTCGTAATTTCAGTGATTCCATCGCAGGTCGCGCCCCCCGTGCCTACATTCGCCGAGCCCGTTAAAGTCATGATCGCCATATTATAGAGTAAATTTAATTTTTTCCACTTCCTCTCGAGCCATGTCCTCATTGGACAAGTCGATTTTCCTGCGAATAACAACCCCGGCCGTAGCAGATCCTGTTCCAATGTCACCTGTATTCAACGTTGCTGCGGCTCCAGTTGAAACTTCTGTAATACCCTCCTCTGCGCCAGAGTATATAATATCCAGAATTTCCCCATCACCGCCAACCACCTCATTCTCGGATCCGTAGCGCCTATTGGTTGAAGTAGAAATTACACCTGCCCCCGGCGCCCCTGCCCCCGCGCCCTTTGGGCCGAATACATATCCAGTTCCAGTTCTAATTAGTGCCATAGGTTTTTATTCCAGAGCGTCTGTCAACTCACCACCACCGAGATAGGATTCACCCGCTCCACATTCACCCCGAACCGCACCCGCGCGACCTCAGCGCGACTCCGCTCGCCGGTTTCGCTGGAAAGGGATCTCATCACGAATCCAGACAGCCCCAAAGTCACCGGCCCTATGCCGATGAGCCCGATCTGCCGGAGCGTATCCCCTGCCAGATAATCCGTGACCTGCCGCAGCCGCCGCTTCGCACTCGCCAGCGCCCCCACATCATCCAGCGGCACTACAGAGCGAAACTCCATCTCCACGATGTAGGCGCGCCCCGCGCGGTATTCGCTCTCCACAGACACGATGCTCACATACTCGTCGGGCCGCTCCCCCGTGGCCGCGCCTGGCAGCACCGGGCAATCCACCACGGCATGCAAAACAAACAAACTCGCCAGTTCCGTTTCCAAAAGTCCAGTTACCTCGTCCATAAAATCAAAAATCCGCGCGTCCGCCTTGGCCGCTGGTGGCCTCGCAGACGAGTTCCATCGTGCCGCCCTTATGCCGAAGCGCCGCGATGCGCCATTGCTCCGCGCCCTGGGAGACCTTCTGGCCGAGCTTCACAGCCTTGGAGACAAAATCCCCCATTGAAATCTCGAAGCGGGCCGTCTGCTGCTTCGCAAACCCCCCATCCGCCGCGCGGCTGGTGTCCTCCGTGGGCTGACGGATCGCCTGGATCGTGGCCGTGCCCACTGTAATCGGCGCGCCCATCTCCTCGAATGCCGCCCCGTCAGCCAATGCCATGGATGCCTCGAAGCTCATACTCAAAACGGGCAGTCCTCATCCAGCGGCCCCACCTGGCGGGACATCGGGCCGGATTCTTCGGGCGCGCCATCGGATTCGGATTCCGCTGGCTTGGCGGCGGGTTTGTTGCGGGAGCCGAGGAGTTGGATGTTTTCCGCGACCACTTTCAAGCGGGCGCGCTTTTTGCCCGTCTCCTTGTCCTCCCAGCTTTCCTGCCTGAGCCGTCCCTCGACATAGAGCGGATTCCCCTTTTTCACATACTCGGCCACGATCTCCGCCACGCGGCCCCAGAATTCGACATCCACATAGGTCGTCTCCTCGCGCTTCTCGCCCTGGTCGGTCTTGTAGCTACGGTTGATCGCCAGGGAGCCGGAAGCCACCGCCGTTCCCTTCGGCGTGGACTTCAACTCCACATCCCGCGTGAGATTCCCGATGAGAATCACCTTGTTTACATTCGCCATGCCCGCGCGCCGCGGGTCAACGCCGGGGAATTTGAATTCAAATTTGAAATCCGAAATCAAAAAACGCCGCCTCCGTGGTTCGGAGGAGCCGCTGGCGGCTTGCGGCAGTTAGAGGCGCTGAAAACGACAAAGACACCCACCCCCGGGGCACTCACGGCTTGCCCTTCTCCACGCTGGAAATTTTTAACGCCTGCGCGCCTGGCGGATCGTCTGCGCGGCCCATTTGCGGTTTCCGCGCATCAATCCCTCGGCCTCGGCCATGGAATGCGGGCTTTCCCAGAATTTATTCAAGGCGCGGCGGACATTGGCTGCATTGCCGCGCAAGGAAGGAACCGTGGTTCCAGACGAGCCGATCTCCGCGATCGAAACAGGGTCGCCCCCGTTGCCGATGCCTTTTTTGAGAAGCTTCTTCATGGCCGGGATCGCAAAATCCCCACGCGCCAGTTCCACCACCCGCTGCGAGCGGGCGGCGAGTTCGCGGAGTTGAGTTTTGAGGTTCATGGGCAAATTATTTCTTTTGCGTCTGATTCTGCGCGATTCGCTCGAGAAGCCCCTTTTTAATATCGGCCAATTTTTTATCAGCAGCCGCAGCCTTAGGCAGGGCAGCCGCCCTGTCTGCATTGGTGGGCATAAGATTCGCAATATTTGCGCCAGCACCCAGCTCCACCACCCGCTCGGAGCGGGCGGCGAGTTCGCGGAGTTGGAGTTTAAGGTTCATGGATCAGCGGAGCTTGAGCGCTGCGCCGAGGCCCTTGCGGATGGCGCGGCCGATGCGGCCGAGCGTGAAGCCAGGGTATTTGGCTGCCGCTGTGGCGCGGTCGCCGAGGCGGGCATAAGCCGTTTTGCCGGCGGCCAAGCCTTGGCTGGCGCGGCTGGAAATGGTGTTGCCGAGATCCGTGGCGGCGGAGCGGTAGGCCTGCATCGGCGAAGCGGCGGCGGTGCCTGCGGCGGAAGTCTTGGCGTAGGCGGCAGGGAGCTTGGGATCGATGTTTTCGAGCAAGCCGCGAGTGCCGTATTTGCCCATGATTGCCTGATGGCCACGGTAGGCTCCGTAGCCTGCGCCACCCAAGGCGGCAGCTCCGGCTCCGGCTTTGATCGCCGTGCCTGCACTCATGCCCGCATCCTCCTCGTCCACTTCGATGAAGCGGCCATCGGCGGCTCGCACCATGGCGAATTCCTTGAGTTTTTCGGAGCGTGCCGCGAGTTCGCGGAGGTTGGTCTTAAGGTCGAGTTTCTTCATAAAAAAAATGGCAGACTTGCGGGACCGGTCTGCCAGCGGTTGTGGTGTGGAAGGTGGTAGCAGGATCGGGAGTTGAACCCGAAACCCAAGGTTATGGGCCTTGTGAGATACCATTTCTCTATCCTGCGGTGAAAGAGTGGGGAGGGAGCCGCCGCAGCCCGGCTAAGCGGCCCCCTCCATCCGGTTAGGCCCAGTTCGTCGTGATGAGACGGGCCGAATTCGGGTTGATGATCTTGATCACGCGGTTGCTGCGCACGCGGATCTTGTCGCCGCGGCGGGCTTCGTCGCGGTATTGATCCGAGGTGAAGAGACCGCCTTCGGAGTCGGCATCCCAGATGATCGTGCGGCCAGCGCCGCCGTTCATGAAGTCGCCGCCCTGCACATCGCCGATCCAGATGTAGTTGTTCGACCAGACGGGCACGACATTGGTTTTGCCTTTGATGGCGTTGTCGTGGCTCTTCTTGGCGACGATGACATTGGCGATGCCAAAGGCGTCGGCAATGATCTGGCTGGTGATGTTCGAGCCGCCCTGCGTGGTGTTCAGGTGGCCGTAGAGGTAGGTCTGGAGCTTCTTCGAGCGCTTGATGCGGTTGAAGAGCGGGAGACTCAGGACCATCGTGTTCGGTTCTTCGCCGACGAGGGTGAGCGACTCGATGAGCGCATTGATATCCGCAGGGACATCCATGGTGTCGAGGTTCGCCTCGGTGTAGGCGGTGCCCGCCGAGGTGGCGGTGAAGGTTGAGGGATTGTAGAGGGCGGTAGCCGCCTCCACTTCGTAATCCAGCATCAGCTTGTTCGAGCAGAACTTGGCCGTGACCATTTCCGCGTCGAAGAAGTCGCGCATTTGCTTGCGCACGACATCATCGATGCGTTTCTCGTGGCCGTATTCAGCGGTCTGGTAGCTGTCCCATTCGAAGAGTTCTTCGCTCTCGTTGTAAGTGCCGGTGGCTCCGCGCTTCTGGCTCTCGCGCTTGAGAAGCTCGCACTTGCCGATCGTGAATTTCGGATAGCGACCGACCTCGCGCTCGCTGCCGTAGATGGGCAGAAGCATGGGGGCGATGTAGTGTTTCTCCTGGTGGACAGCCTCCATGAGGAGAGTGCTGATATCCTGCCGAGGAACGGAATCTGTGGTATTGTAAGGCATGGTTGTTGGTCCTTGATGTTGTGGTGATCGTTACAGCAGGATGGCGCGGATCATTCCGCCGCCGTTGCTGTTGGCAGGAGCCGCCTCGAGCGCGAGAGCGGCGGTCGCCCCTGTGGTCTTCTTGACATATTCGCCATTGGCGGCCTGCTCGAGTTCGTCTGCAATCGCGATTGCAGTGGCATTGCCGACGCGGACATAGCGAAGGCCCTCGGCCTTCAAAAACACATCCGCCGCATCGCCGGTATTGGCTCCGCGAATGACGGTGCCGATGACCCGATCGGAGGCTCCGGCGATATTGACGCCGGTTGCGGTGAGCCTGACGGCGGTGTGCTCCTTGCCACGCAAATCAGCGGCGGCGGGGAGCGAAACAACATTGTTGAAATTCATGGTATTTTTTCTCCTTGGTTACTTGTTTTGGTTCCGAATCCAGTCTTGGTGGGCTTCGGGATTTTCTTTGTGAGCCAGCATGACCGCTTGGGCGTGGGTTTTGCCCGAGTCGGTGTGGGCCTTCACGCGCGCATCAAACTCGTGAAGTTCGCCCTGGCTGCCAGTGGTGGCGCGACCCTCAGCGCTGAACGCCAGCGGACGGGTGCCGGTCTTGACCGCGTGGCGCAGGGCCTCGTTCTCGGCCTGGAGCTTTTCGCTCAACTCGGTGAGCTTGGCCTTCTCTTCGGCCAGCGCGGTGAGGTTGCCCTCGATGGTGGAAAAGTAGTGCTCGATTTCGGCGTTCTCGGCGGCGGCATCTTCGCGCTCGAAACGGGCGCTGAGTTCCTTGACCTGCTTTTGAAGTGCGGAAAGTTCGGCAGATGAGCCGGTGGAGGAGCTATCGCTGCCATCGGCGGCGGCTCCAGCAGTGGCGAGTTCGCCCTTGTCCTCTTGACCTTCGCCAGCCTCTTCGGCTTCGACGGCGGCGATGACTTCGGCTTGATAAGCCTTGATCCCGGCGGCGTCCTCTTCGGTGATTTCACCGGCCTGGAGAAGCTGGGCGATGTCCTCGTCGGAGAGATTCATGATCTCTTCGAGGGAAATCTCCTCGGCATCTTGATTGCCCGCACCTTGCAGTGCGGCGATGGACTCTTGCTGTGCAGTAACCTGCTCAGTGAGCTTGTTCAGGGCCGCCAGGACATCCTTCATAGAAGGCTCTTCGGCCGCCGCTGCGTTGGTGTTGGTGTTGGTGTTTTGATCCATACGGTTAGAAGTGGAGGTGTCAACTTGTGAGGCAAGTTCCGTAGGATCGGAGGGGAGCTTCGCCTCGAAGAGCCCGTTCGGGTTCGCGGCGGGTTGCGCCACGAGATCCACGGAAATCAGTTCGGAACAGCGGGCCTTTTTGGAACCGCCGCTCACTTCATCCTCGCCCATAAACGCGGCGGAGAGGCCCACATTGCGCGGCATGCGCTGCGCCATTTCAATAGCCTGGCCGTATTGCGCGTGGGTCTTAAGAAGGTGCCAATCACCAAGGAGCTTCCCCCCCTCGATGCGGAAATTTTCGAGATACCCGGCCACGGCATCCGCGCCGGTGCGGTGGTTCCACTTTACGGGAACGGTGCCGAGCTTTTCGGCGCATTCTTTGATTTGCGAGAGGGTCGTGGCATCGACTTCGAGATCGTGCCCGCGAGCCTTGATCCCGCTGGTGATCACCGAAACGCCATAGATGATTCCGTTGGACGGATCGACCTTCTGCGTAACGAACGGAGCAAAAAATTCTTTAAGGTCTGCCATGCCCCATACCGGGGCGCGTCAACGAAAACGGCTAATCCTCTTCCTCCTCCTCGTCGCCATCATCATCCGCAGAAGACTCGGAGATGGTTTCTTGCAGCTTGTTGCCCATCGCCTCCACGGCAAACGAGTTTCCAAACTGGAAGGTGAAGAAATGCGTTTCCGCAGACTGCTCATAGCACACGATGCCCACCCCGGCATCAAAATGCTCAGCAAGCTGGCTCTTGATTGCCTCGAGGATTTCCCGCCGATTCTCGCACGGTCCCTTTTCTTTTTTGCCGCCGCTCGCCTGCTTTTTTTTCATGGCTCATGGCTCCACAAGGATGTCTCTTTTTTTAAAGGCCTTCAGCCCCGGATTGGTAATTGTTCCCGAATCCCAAACAATTTCACACTTCGACCCCGAGATGGACTTGATTTTCCCGAAGTGGCCCCGCCGGCTGCGCACCCGCATTCCTGCCGCCGGCTTTGGCATTTTTACAGGCTTGGCCTTTGCGCCCGCAGCCTGCTGCCCGGGGCGAACCTTCCGGAAGGCCACCACCTTCTCAAGACGATCGGCCTCTCGGTTCCAAATCATGAATTCCTCGCGCTCGATGAGCTTGGCTTGAATGCTGTCCTTCAAAAGCACACCGACTTGGTTGGGATTGCAATCCAACTCCTCGGCGATGCGCTCGGCCTTTTCCCAGCCCTGCCTGGAATAGGTGCTCCATTGGCGGTTGGGATCGTTTGAGTATTTGCGGCGCTGTTGATCGGCGAGGAGTTTTTTCCAGTCTGGCATAGGCGTGTGGGTTCACAGAAGAATCGGGGAGGTGACGGTGCGCCCGCGCTTTTTATCGTAGAGGAAGAAAGTCTGACAGGGCGCTTCATCTGCGGGAGCCTTGATACTCAAGGCAAAGGCGTTGTATCCGATCACGGATCCGTTGCAGAGCCAGTTCGAGTGCTGCATATACCGGTGCCAGTGCCCAAAAATATCGAGGTCGGCACGGTTCGCGCCCTTGTTCCAGGAAGCGATCGCCTTGTTCACGCTGATCGAAATATCGCCGATGCCCCCGTTGTATTTCAGATTGTCCCCGTGGTGGAACCGCAGCGTCCTGCCGTAAAGATTCACATAGTTGAAATACGAATCCGCCACCTGCCACTCCACCTGGCTGTCCGAGGCGTAGCGGCCTTCGAGGATCTTATACATGAGCCACTCGTAGGAGTGCGCGGCCCCCGTGGCGTGACGGGGCTTCTTGGTCGTGCGCCCGTGGTTGCCATACGAGGTGGGAACCAAAATTCTCTCGAAATGCGGCTTCAGCGTGGCGATGCCCTCCATGAGCCGCTCTTGCAGCCAGAGGATCATCTGTGTGGGCGTTTTTTTGGAGGTTTCCATGAGTTCCTCATGGATCATTCCCGAGAACAAATCGCCCCCAAGCCAGAGCACGAGCGTGTCGATCTTAGCCCCGCCGCGCTCGATCTCGGTGAGACGGGCGGTGGTGCGGAAAAATTTCGCCATGCGCTCCTCGGCGATGGCGAGGCTGTATTCGTTCAAGCCATTCACGGAGGCGCTGGTCACTTCCTCCTCGGCGTGGACATCCGAGAGCAGGGCCACGGCCACGGCTTCGGCCTTGTCCTGCATGGAAACCTCCATGGCGCGCGACTTCACCTTCGCCTTGCCGAGCGTGAGAGCGATGCCGAGTTGCTTTTCCAGATCGGAAACCGTTTGCGCGTATTGCGCGAGCTTCGCCTTGAGCGAATCCACTTCGGTCTTGTGCGCCTTCTCCGCGCTATCGCGGGCGATCGAGGCCCAGGTTTGTTTTTTCATTTCTTCTTCGCCTCCGCGTTTCGCTGGCGTCGCATTTCATTTGCCAGCTCGCTTCTGGCCGCGAGTTCCCTCAACCTCCCCAGGTCAGCCTCGAAGCGGAGCGCCTTTCGGATTGCGCCACCGGCTTTGCGGAATGTCGGGAAAGTGGTGAGTTGGGTCTTGATTGCTTTGCCTGCGCGACCCATGCGGGCGGCGGCGACTCGGGCGGATCGAGCCGCTTTGCGAGCCTCGGCAGAGGTTTTCAACGCATCATCCGTGAGCACTTGCGCGCTCTTGGCGGCCTGCGCTCCGCGCCATCCGGCATAGGCCACGCCGCCACCCACCCCCAAAGCGCCAATACCGATCGCCGCATTGCGGAAATCCTGCGATCCCTGCCCAGGTTGGGCGGGTTGCGGAGCGTAGGGATCAAAGGTCTGGCGAGCCAGTTCACGCAGGCGGAGTTTTGTTTTCATGGAGAATTGCTGCGGCACGGATTCCTCCACGCCATTGCGCACGCCGCGCATTCGGCGGATTTTTTCGATCAGCGAGAGTTTGCGTTGCTCGATGAGTTGCGGATTGTAGGCCGTGGATGTGGTGTTGGCATCGATGCCGTCCATGCCCTGCGGGGCGAATTGACCCTGGTTGTTGCGGGGACGGGGATCGGTCATGCGGCTCCTTTTTTGAAATTCACGCCCGTCACCACCTTTTCGGGATCGATCACGGGCTTCTTCGGCAGAAACCGCGAAGGCACAAGCGACTTCCCGGAGACGAGGCGTTGCCCAACCAGCATTGCTCCCGCGCCACCCAACGCGCTGGCGACCAATCCGGCTTTCCAGAGCTTGCGCTCGTTTTCCGTTTTTTCATGCCACTCCTTGGGGCGGCGCTCGCGGCGGCGGCTGCCGGGCGCGAAGACGCGGGCGGAGCGGCCTCGCGGATCGCGGACATCCCATCCCTGGTATTCGGCAAAAGCATCCAGCTCGCGAAGTTTCCTCAATTTCGCGGAGAACCGCCGCCTGGCGGTGATGCTCGTGGCTCCACGCATGATGGCCGAGCCGATCTCGGCGAGATTGTCCTTGGTGGTGCGCAGACTCGATTGGGTATTGCGCCAGGCGCGGCCCGCCTTGGTGTCGGGATTGTTGTTCGCGTAGCGGATGGCCCCCAACCCTCCCAATCCAGCTACCGTGAGCCCGATCTCCGTGGCTTTATTCTGGAACCAGCTTTTCTCCCACTCGCGCTTTTTGATGCGCCCGCTGGCATCGCGCTGGCGGGGCGCGCCCCGCATTTCATCAAAAACATCGCGCGAGAGTCTGCCTCCGCGCTGCACATTCACGCGCTGGCGCCCCGCCTCGCGGGCTACGGAATTCCAAAGTTGCGGAGTATTCGCCTCCCAACGCTGGCGCATGGCTTCGCCTGTGATCGGATCCTTGACGACACGCCCCTGCTTGTCGCGCCTCGGGATATACATCGGGCGATCCACAGCCCACCCCCAGGCGGTATTAGCAAATCGGGCATCTTCATTCGTTCCCTGCGCATCCCACCGCGCCTGATCCCCCCGACCAAACAGCCGCAGACGCGCGCGAAGGAGACGGGCGGACATTTCCTTCTTCAAATCCTTTCGCAGATTGCGAATGGAATCGACTTGCTGGCCTTCGTCCGCGCCCATGGCCCCGCCGTAGAGCGCACCACCGAGAGCGCCGATGCCCGCCGCGCCTGCGAGAGGCGTTTTACGAAGCCACATGGCGGGGCGAGAAAAAGGTTCGGTTTTTTTGGATGCTCCGACCAGCGCCCTCGCGCCGCCTTTGGTCCGACGAAGCAGGAGCGCACCGGCCAATCCAGCGCCCGATCCCACCAAGGCTCCGCCGATGGCGGCCCGCTTGGTAAATGGCGCGCTTTCGTCATCCCTGGGATTTCCGATGATCTTGCTGCCGAGCAACGCTCCGCCGCCGACGATTCCCGCCGAGGCCAGACCGAGCTTTCCAGCCGTCTTGGCCGCGCTGCGGAATGTGGCACCCCGCCGAAGCAGGGCCAGCGATCCCAAGGCCGCTCCGCTGCCGAAGCCCGACAACGCCGCGCCCACATAGGGATTCAGCCCGCCTTTTTCCTTATCGCGTTTCTCGAAAAATTTGGCGGACATTTCTTTCTTGCGGGCTGGCCCTTGTCCCCTCCCCTTGCCGTAGCGGGATTGACCGGGGCTTTTGCCATCGCGGCGGGTGCGAACCCAAATGCCTCGCGCCATCTGACTGCGTTCCGTCTTGTTCGGAGTGCGCACGGCCACAAGCTCGTCGCCGCCACGCTTTTTCTTCTTCCGGGCCTCATCGGCACTGCGGGCCGCGATGCCGGTGTTGCGCCCCTTGAAGTAGTAGAGCTTGTAGTCCTCGAATTCTTTCAAGCCGCGCAGCTTCGCGGCGAGGTTGGATTCCTTGCGCGTGGCGAGATACCCCGCCCCCGCGCCTAAACCTGCAACTCCCGCACCGACTCCGATGGAAATGTTGCGGCGGCGGATGCCTTCGTTGATGAGGTTTCTGGCTCGCCGGACATCATACTTAGCATAAGTGCCTCTGGCAATAGCCCTATGCCTCATGCCACTTTCGATCTCATACTGAAGGTCAGAATCTCTGTAAGGGAACTTATTCTGCTTGATGGCATCGGCGCGATAAATATCTCTCAATTGCCTATTCGATTTCGCCTTCTCCAAAGCCTCGCGCCCGGCCTTGATTTGCGCCATGCCGGTGAGGTTGGAGATTTTATTGAGAATCGAAAACTCCTTCACCCCGCGAAACTTTGCGGCCAGGCCGCGGATGCGGCGGGTGGCGAGCCATCCGGCGGTGCCGAGTCCGGCAATGGCCGGGAGGGCTTCGGCGCGCATGGCCTCGTGGCTGCGTTCGCCGTAAACATCGCGGGTGCGATCAGTGATCGCCCTCGTGCCAATCACTCCTCCGGCACCCAAACCCGCCCCAATCAGCGCGCGCCTGCCCATGGAAAGCCTGCCGCGGAAAAGCACCCCGGCCAAAGCCCCCGCCGCACCGGCACGAAGCAGATTGGAATCGCGGCGGCGCAAGTCCTGATCGCGAATTTGCTTAATGAAGCGGTCTTTCGCCACCTTGCCGGTGAAAGGAATGCCGCCTTCGTCGGTCTGAAAATTGAAATACCGGATGCCGCGTAGGCGGTCGGCGAGATTTTTTTTCTTTTGGCGCTTCGCCTTGACGCGGGCGGCGATTTTTTCTGCGTAGGAAAGCTTCTCGCCTTTAGCGGGGGCCTTGGACGCCTTTGACTTGGATTTCGGCTCTGGTTTTTGGTTTTTATTAAGAGCCTCCTCCCATTCCGCCTCTTCAGGAGAGGCGCCCGGATCATCCAAATCATCATCCTCAGCTTTTGATTTCTTGGATTTTTTGGCAGCCTTGGGCGGGTTGCTTTTCTTCGCCTCCTGCCGAAGCGCCTCGCTGAGTCCCGGCGGAAAATCGGATTTTCCAGCTGACTCACCCGCTTTTGCCAGGGATGCACGAACATCATCGATCACATCGCCCTTGACCCTTCCCTTGAATCCCCCGGCGGCATAAGTCTCTTCCAACTTTTTGCGCAGGGCGGCGTTCTGCTCGGGCGTGCCTGTAAGCGGAACCTTGCCAAGACCCTCCTTCTCCCAAAACTCATCACTCGCGCGCGCGGCGGGAACAGGCGCGGGCGCCGCTTTTGGCTTCGCCTTGGGAGGCGCGGGCGCCTTCGGAACGGCGGGCGCAGGAGCAGCCGACGATTGGGCAGACGCGAATTTAGCGACCTTCGCTTGCCGCTTTGCCAAAACCTGTTGCCTTGGAGTGAGTTTACGCGTAGGCTTTGCTCCGGCTACGATCTCTTGGATTTCGGCGGTAGCATCGGACTGACTGATCTGGCCGCTGTCCTTCAACTGCTCGATGGCCTTCGTCTGCACGGGCGCGCGCTTGCGCCCCTCAGCCTGGATGCTTTTATCCACCGCGGCGGGAGGCGCTGGCGGCGGAGGCGGCGGCAGCGTCGTTTTCGGAGCGGGCGGAGGCGTGGCGGCGACTTTGATCGGCTTGCGGGACTTTGCGGCAGGGGCGACCTCATCCAATTTCTCGGCCTTTTTCGCAGTTTTCAGAAAATCAACCTCCCGCGCCAAGTCATCGGCACGACGCGCAGCAGCACTTACGCCCGCCCTAAATAACCCGCGCCCCACCAGCGCGCCGCCACCCAGCAAGCCCGCCCCCACCAACCCGGCCTTGATCAGCCCGTGCCGCCGTTCCTTTTCACGCTCTTGGGCAAAATCCTTATCGTAAGGATTGCCAGGGTAGGGGTAATAACGAAATTCGCGCAACTTCATACCCGAGCGCCCCACCGTCAACAACCGCATCTGCTCGGGATAAAGCTCGGGATTTGCCGATTTCCTCATGCCTTTTGCCAACTTGAACAGCTGGGCACTCTGCGCAGGGCTTAGCAGTTTCGCAGAATCCGCGGCCTTCTTAAACGCCCAGGGCCGTTTCTTTTTTGTCTTGTATAAATCGTAGGCTTTTTCAATCAGCGGCAGCGACATACCGCCAACACTCCAGTCAACTGAAGCAAAAGTTGTTATTCCCCCAAGTCTTGCCCCTCAAGTATTCCCTCTGGACTTTCCGCCGCTCTGGAGTTTGTCGCCAAAAGTATTGCTCGGCGCGCGCCATATCGGCCTTCAACTCCACAAACCACCGCCGCTCGCGCGGCCCCACCCACCCCTCGGGGAGGCGAATTGTCTTGCTGAACTTTTTCGATTGATTGGCTGAGAGGGATTGTGTTTTCACGATGAATATCCCGAAAGTCAACCAGCGCGCGGGCCAGGTCGCTCGGCCGCTCGATGCGCTTCCTCGATAAAGCGCGGCTTGCACCGCGTCGAGTAAGGGCCTCGGACCGTCCTTACGAACGCCTACTCGCCCGCCCCGAGCCACGACTTAGTGGCGAGCCGCCCTCGCTGCCGCGCGCTGGAAACCACTCAATGCTCTCCATAATCTTGTCCCGATCCTTTTGTATCTGTCGGGCCTTTTCCCCGTGCCCATGGTGGTGCAGATACGAGATCGCATCATTCAACAAAAAATACAACTCGTCGGCGTGGTCGCTCATCGGTGCCGTGCCGTTTTTTTGGCGATGCGCTCGGGCTGCCTCACGAATTGCTCGCCGCGCCGCGATCCTTCCCGCTTGGCGCGAGTCGTGGCCCCATACTCTTGTGGCGAAAGGCTCTTGTGCGCCTTGTCGGGCAGGTATCGCTCGCCCGTAGCCTCGCTTCCCTGTGTGCTGGGCTTGCCGGATCGCGTGCGCCACTTTTCCCGCGTCCACTTGCGGAGGGATTTCTGGGATTCCGTCTTGCCGCCCTTGTAGCCACCGCCCTCGGCCCGATACTCTTGCGCCACAAGCTGAGCCTTCCGCGCACTCCATTGGCCTGGACGCCCGCCCTTGGAACTCGCCATGATCCGCGCCTTGATCCGCGCCCGCAACCCCGGCTTCGTGTAGCCAAACTCGACCAAGCGGAGCTTGGCACATAGAGCCCTGATGCGGAGCTTGGCGGAGAAATTCCGATTCTGAACATCGCCCAAAGAGGCTGGCCGCCAGCGCACTTTTTTCCGACCATACTCGTCCGCGCCGCCATCGGATCCCTTGAGAATGCCACGAACCTCATGCCGGAAAATGCCGCCGCGTATCGGGGCCGTGGTGCTTGGAGAGTGGTTTACTTGGCGAACCCGTTCATCGGATCTTTTGAATGCCGTTGGAGAAATAGCATAAACTCGCGGGTCGGATTTGCTCTCGGCATACCCAGCAGCACGGCGAGGAAGACTTGCTGTATAGGTTCTGGACTTTCCAAGCGCGTGCGACCATTGGCTTACAAATCTTCCATCCCCAGCCAGTTTCTCAATTTCCTGCCGCCCTGCCCCCCGCCATAATAACCCGGCTGCCTTATCCTTCCACGCCATATCAGGCATAACGCCGCCAATCCCAAGCGATTCAGCCTTTCCGTCACGAAGCCCGCCCTTGCGCGTCAGCTTCTTGAGCTTGCGATAATAATGACGGAAAACCGCTTTTTCCGTATCCGAAAGTTTCATTTCCCACGCTCCGCGTTCTCCGCGTCCTCCGCGGTCAAACCCTTCTTCTCCCCCGGCCCGTCCGGCACCATTTTTTCCGCCGCCATTCGTTCCACGCCGTAGAGATTCATCAAGTTGATGATCGCGCTCTCCCGATCAATGATCCCCTCGCCCACATTTTTCAGCAACTCCAAGAGCGGCTTCACATCCATACCTTGCGGGACGAGGCCCGGCGGCGGGGGTTGCGGCGGCTCGGCCATCGCGGCGAGGGCTTGCGTGGGATTCGGAATCCGCTGGTTGAAGAGTTCGATCGGAACTCCCGTCTCGGTGGCGACCCGTTGCATATACGCCACTTCGCTCGCGCTGCGCCTCACCACTTCCTCGAAACTCTGCCCCGTCTCGGAAATCAAATCGCTGGCCGTGACAAGGCCGTTCTGAAGCATCTGGAGATTTGCCGTGGTATCGTGCCCGTAGTCCCCCGTGAGGGAACGCCCGAAGCCCCACCGGCCATTACGCCATTGCGGATGCGGCGGCAACTCGCCCATGCCGATGCCGTAGCCGATCACCGCATCCCGCACGGGATTCAATGCTCTCTCGCCGACGAGTTTTTGCATCCGGCGAATGCCGCGCATCGCCTGCGCGATCTCGATGCGCCCCGTGTGGCCCGAGAACGCCGTCATGTCATAAAGGAACCCATACGGCATATTCAGCCCGCTGGAAATCTCGCGCACCATCACCTGCACCAGCGCCATGAACGCCCCGCCCGGACGGCTCGTGCCGGGGGCGAATTGGATATCCTCGCCCGCCGCGAGGCGTTGGATTTTTCCTGGGGCCACTTCCATGAGGCCCATGGGCGAGGCACCCGGCTTGCCGGTAGTCGTGCCATTCCAAGCGGAAACGCCCCCATCGCCGCGCGTGGGATCGGGCGTTTTCACAAACCCTGCGTAGCCCGCCTGCCACTTCGCCGCCGTTTTCTCGAACTGGTAAATCTCGTAAAGATCGCGGGCGGGCGCGATCGCCGTGGCCAAGGCCGAGACGCCCCGATATTGATCCACCCGTTGCGGATCGAAAATGTGGATGAATTGATCCGCAGGAACCTCGCGGTCAAAAGAATACTGCGCCGTGCGGCGTTCGCGCTTGAAGATTTTGTAGCTCAGCGGACGCCCCATCTCATCCACAAAAATCCCGCCGATATTGTTGTCCTCGCCGGGGTTGATCGGGCTGTTCGGATCCCCGATGCGGTCGGCCTCGATGGGTTGGATTTTTGGCACTTGCTTGCCATTCTCATCCACGGAAACGATATGCCACCCGTGGTCGCCATCCACGATGATCGCCCACACCAGCATCCACACCAGATCGCCGAGGCGGTGACGCCCCGTGATGTCCGCCCGCTCGCACCACGCATGGAAATAATCCTGGTAGAGCGAATCGATCTCCTCATCCCCCGTCTGCGACACATACTGCACGGTATCGGCCACATACTGCACGATGCGGGCCACGATGCCGCGCAGGAGCGCGAAATTCCTCACCACATCCCGCGCATCCCACATGAGAAGCACCCGATCCCGCTGGGAGCGCCAAGTTTCCGAGGACGCATTTTTGTTCCGCCCCCCGCTCCCGCCCCGCGCCGTGCCCGGATGCGCCGCATCGTATCCAAACGCCTTGAGCTTCTCCCGCGCAAACGCCCGCTGGACGCCTGCCTGGGGATTGAAAAACGAAACCGCCCGATCGAGAAAATTCATACGCTTACCGGGGATTGGTCAACGCACCGCCGGTCCGGGCGTGAGCGCCCCGATCTGAGTGGACGACGATTGCCAACCCAGCGGATCGGTCAAAACCAAGCGCCGTTTACGGGGGTCGAGCATGATGTTGTGGGCGTCGATCTGGACTTTGCGGCGCAGGCGTTCGTAGGTGCCTCTGCTCCTTATGGTCAAACTGGAATCATTCGCTCCCATTGGCATATTGTAGGCCGCACCGCGACCTCGATCGAACCCGCTTGAGATTTTTTCGGCAAACCGAGAGCCGACCACCCTTTCTTTTCTCTCGGGATGGATATACCCTTTTCTAAAAGTGCTTTTGTATTGCGGATCGAGCATGCGATCCTGCACATAACCGGCCTTGTGCCAACCGGCCGGAAGGGCGGCGAATTTTCCAGCCGGGGACGCCTCCGCCTCGCCCCAAGACTTCTTCACCGCCGCCATCACTTGATCCCGCTCAGGGAGCGCCTCGGGGATCAGCGTCTTTGTCACCGTGCGTCCGCGCCCCGGAGTGAAGGATTCATACACACGAAAATCCGCGCCCTGCCCCAACTTCCCACCCGTCTGCCGCGTCTGCGACCTCAACGCCCCCAACCGCCGCCGTGCCTCGGGCGACAACCCATTGAGCCGCCGCGCCCAAGCTACGGAGAACTCCACCGCCCTCCCACTACGGACGGCCAATTCGCGGAGGCGGGATCTCCAATTCATACAGGATCAATTTGGGGTTGGAAAGGAATTCCAAGCCACCTTCACTGTCCCAACTCGAAGCGGAGTCGAAAGACTACCTTCTGCGCTGCTCGGGCCATTGCAGGTAGGTGCATTCAAGCCTATAATAAAATCATTAAACTTGTTGTCCGCAATTTGCTCCGGCGGCGGACTGACAGTAAGCCTTCTTGCGATAGCTGCAGGATCCAGCCCTTGAACAAAGGATCGAATCGATGCCATAAGCTGACTGCAAATTGCAGGATCCTCATCTACTTTGAGTTGATAAGTGATTTTTGGCTTTCCGTCTTTGACCCAACTGCACCTTGCGGAACTGGCCGCAGCTGCAGCCTGCACAGGATCCAATATATTACTGAGACCAACCGCTCGAGCAGCACCGCTGCAACCCCTGCAAGTCTTTTTTGCCTTGAATTCAAGGCTCATTTCGACATGGACATTCACTTGGGAGCCAGAAGTTGAAGTCTTCCCATTGCTTCGACTCGGAAAAAATCCCAGAATGGATGCAGGAGTGATGCTTTGAAATTTTTGCCATGCAGCCGCCTCTTCTATAGCTTTTTGCGCAGCCTTGAGAGCCGATTGAATCCCGGAGTTTGCCGCATTACGCCCAACCAAAACAGCGGCCTCTCGGGTATTATATCCCCATTGGTCCCCAACACGGCCTAAATTAACGATTTGCCCACCGACGGTATAAGTCACATTGCTTACGCGCCACAAAACCCCGGACCCGAACCCGATGCCGAAGTTGCCACCTCGCTCTATTTCAACATTTATTGTTGATTGAGCAGCTCGGTATGCAGACTGGCCCGCAGGCGATGACCACCATTTATTGACGGCGGCAGTTATCGCAGATGCCGATGTTGCGCTAAAAGCTCGGAGAATCTGGTTCCACCTTGACAAGCAAATTCCCGATTTTAAGAAGGCATCAAGAAGAGCCTTTGATCGTAAAAAAAACAAAGGCCCCACCGCTAAATAATAAACTTCAAACTCACTCATACGCTATCGCGGAGGCGGGATCTCCAATTCATACAGGATCAATTTGGGGTTGGAAAGGAATTCCAAGCCACCTTCACTGTCCCAACTCGAAGCGGAGTCGAAAGACTACCTTCT